TCGTGCTCGGCCTCCTGATGGCATTGCGCTCTAAGGAGCCGAGCACTATCAAGAAGTTTATCGAGGTGGTCACCGGGTGCGTTCTCGGGTTCGGCATTGGCTACGCCTGCCACCTGGCAGGGCTGCCTACTTGGGTGCCGTGGTGCGCAAACATGGCCGTAGCGGTTATGGGCGTCGACAAGGCGCGCAGCATCATCGAGAGCCAGGTCGACAAATACATTTACGGGAAGGAACCGAAAACCAATGGCTAAGCACGAATTCAGTGCGGACAACCAGCCCAAGACGCGAGGTCGAAGGCCTGGCAGCAAGGACAAGCGCACGCTGATTCTCGACGCGATACGTCGCGCTATTCCAGAGGACAAGCAAGGCGTAGAGGCCGAGGAATTCTTTTACGACATGCTCGTAAGGCGGGCTCTCAACATGTCCGACAAGGACTCGGCGCCGCTACTCAAAGAGATTTATGCCCGACTGGCGCCACCGGACAAGGCTACACTGCCAACCGTAGAGTTCCCATTCCGCGAGGAGGGTTCGGCCGCCGACAAGATCGAGGATATCCAGTCTGCGGTTGCTGCGGGCATCCTCCCGGTCGATATGGGGAACACGATGGTCTCTATGATCGTTGCAGGCATCAAGGTATTCGAGGTCACCGAGATGGCCGAGCGCCTCGCGCGCATCGAAGAAATGCTAAATGGCGAAGGCTAGAAAGCTAACCGCCAAGCTGCTTGACGAACTGGAGCGACGCGCCAAAGCCCGGACCGGGACCGTCGAATCTATGGTTATCGGCCTGGTTGACCGCCACTTAAACCCCTCGCGCATCATCCAGTTGATTGGTCGCGAGGTGGTCGACGTCGACAAGTCGCCTCAGATTCTGATGCCCGAAATATTCGGCGACTTCCTGTACCCGGCAATGATCAAGGTTGCGCGCGGCGGACGAGGATCGGCCAAGACTCAATCCTTTATCCGGATCATCCTGCTCGTATGCAGGCAAGCCGCACGCACGTCGGTTGCTTTCGGGAGATTCAGAAGTCGATTGCCGACTCGATCAAGCAGACCATCGAGACGATAATCGAGGACCTCGGCCTACGCGACCAGTTCTATATCACTGATAAGGAAATCAGTCATATGGCAACCGGCTCCAAGATGGTTTTTGCCGGCCTGTACCGCAACGTTACCAGCGTCAAGGGCATGGACTGGATCGATATCGCATTCTGCGAGGAGGCCGAGAACATCTCGGAAGCCTCGTGGAACGTCCTGGTGCCTACGCTGCGCAAAGACGGCGCCGAGCTGATGGTCTGCTACAACCCGAAAAACGTCTTGGACGCAACGCATATGCGCTACGGACCTGGCGTCTGCAAGGCTTACACGGACGAGACCAGGACAAAGCGCTACGCGATCACCAAGCAAATCAACTACTCGGACAATCCATTCTTTACCGAAACGTCGCGCATGCAGATGGAGGCGATGAAGGAGGAGGACGAGGAGCTTTACGAGCATATCTGGCTGGGCCAGCCGAACGCGGACAGCGAGCAGGCGATCATCAAGCCGTCGTGGATTTCTGCGGCTGTGGACGCGCACGAGCGGCTAGGGTTTGAGCCGGAGGGTAGCAGAAGGGTCGGCCAGGACGTCGCGGACGAGGGCAAGGACACCAGCGCGCTTTGCTTTGCTCACGGACCGGTCGTGATCGACCTGGACGAGTGGAGCAAGGGAGATACCGACTTCACGGCGACCAAGGCCTACCATTACGCCACGGACAACCGGGCCGACATGCTGGTCTATGACAGCATTGGTGTGGGCGCTGGCGTAAAGGCCGCCCTCAATCGCCTGAGAGCGGCCGAGGCGGAAACCCCATACTACCGCGAGACTTTCGCCATTCGGGGCTTTAACGCGGGCGGAGGAGTTGTGCACCCCGAGCACAACTACATGGACGGCAAGACAAATGGTGATATGTTCCACAACATCAAGGCGCAGGCCTGGTGGGCGCTGCGGGACCGGTTCTACAAGACCTACCGCGCCGTCAATGGGCTTGCCGAGTACGATCCTGGCGAGCTGATAAGCCTGTCGAGTGACCTGCCGCACCTGGACAAGCTCAAGGCCGAGCTGTCCCGCCCTCGCGTGGACTACGGCGACACCGGCAAGGTCAAGGTAGAAAGTAAAAAGGACATGAGCAAGCGCGGGATCCCATCCCCGAACCTGGCTGATGCCCTTGTAATGTGTTTTGCGCCGGTTGCGCCGGAGATGCTGGGGGTTCTGGTTTAATCGATTCCGCGTGCCGCACTGCCAAAACCGGAATCATCCGAGCGCCGCGCCAGGACGTAATCCGGACGGCGCTGCTCCTGCGGGCATACGGCGATGATGCGCCAGCCTTTATCTAGGGCTGTCTGGAGCTCGTCAGAGCAGCAGTTTTCAAGTAGTAGCAGTCGATTCAGGCTGTGTAGGTGCGGCCCGCTGATTGGCGCGTGCACGCGCTCGTTAAACCCTGGCCTGTCAGCGTAGCTTTCGAGGCGGCTAGCCGCAAGCTCTACGCGGTCGAGCATGGCTTTAACGGCGCGATCCGGGTCGACGGTATCCATGATGACCTCGACTGTTTTTGGCCTTGGCGCGCCGTAGGGCGAACCGGCAAAGTGCACCGCTACCGCGCCAATGTCCCGCTCCTCGACGAGCCACTCGAAACCCTCCGGCTCTTGCCGTTGGCAGGATGGCAGGGAGGCAAAGAAAGCCCGGACACCGGCCTTTTCTTCAGCCTCCTTTTCGGGCTCGCTGTAGTGCCACGGCATATCCATTACGACTCTGTAGATTTTCACGGTTGATCCTCGTTGACTGGTACTGACAAACCCCCAATTAAGGGGCTTGAGGTGGGCGCGGTTGGTTATTCAAGGCGAACCCATAAGCCGCCTTTCCAGCAGTACAAGTCAGGAGCCCATCCCGCCGAACGGTCAGCGCTGGCATGTATCTCGACAATCGTTGCGTGCCGGTATCCCCTTGCCCTGGCCTTTGTTTCGAGTTCATAGAAGTTAGGCGCATTGCAGTAGTCAGTGTGCGCCGCTTCGCGATCTTGCCGGGCGTTCTCCCGGTACATGCAGACCGCCATCAGGCGGCCTCCACCGATTGAGAACACCACGAACAGGTGTAGATGTTTGCGGCCAGGATTTTGGCTTTGGATGGGGTTTTGGCCGATACCTCGACCTGACCCAGGGATTCGCCGTTCATGGCGTGAAAGGTGACAGTGAAGGTTTTCATTTCGTCTTACTCCGTTGTTCGTTTGGGTTTGCCCGGATCGCTCCGGGCGGGGTTGTTAGACGAGGCGCTTTGCGATGGCTGTAGCGCGGGCGCCCTCGCTGGAGTAGAAGCGCTCCGGCTGAGTCGCGCCGTAGGGCTTGCCGTTCTTAGTCTTCTGGATGCGAGCTGTGTAGTAGCGGCCCGGAGTGGCAGCGTAGGCGCAGCCGCCCTCGCCAGATGCAACCTCTACAAGATCCAGCTCGCGAATGGTGACGCGAACACCCAGGGCCTGACCCTTGGCGTCAATGAGGCCGGTAGCGTGGTCCACAACGGTTTTTTCGGTAGCGTTTTCGATCTTGGTAGGAATGGTCATTTTGTATCTCCGGGTGGGTCGTTGCGTTTCGATAAGCCGATTCTGTCAAACCGCTAGACAGTGGTCAACTACTTTTTTGATTTAAATTAGAAATTGTTTGCGAGCGCCAGTCGTGGCATCATCACCGCTCAATTACGGAGGCACCGAATGACCACGCTGAAAAAGACTTTCTATGCGCGTGCCGACCTGGACGCATTCATTGCCGAGCTTCCACCGCTGGCTTTCCAATCGGTCACACACGGATCGGTGGCGATGACGCTCCGCTGGCGCACGCTGAAACTCCACTGCATTGGCTTCACCGATTCGAGCTTTGTTCGCGGCAAGACGTACGAGGTGAAGCGCGAGACCCAGGAGAGCTACCTTGTCCGGGCTGAGAGTGGTGAAATGATCGCGGTCAACCGCTACTCGTTGACGAGTCCAAAGCCGCTGGCGCATTTCAGATATGAGGAGGGCTTAGCGTGAAACGAGATTAAAACAAAGGCGCCATGTAGGCGCCTTTTTTTATCGCTGGGCTTCTGCCTTGGCGATGATTCCGGGCGTGAGCGGCTGCCCCTTATCGTTCACCAGGACCTCTACGAAACTGCACTTGCAGTTGATCATGTTCGGACTGGTCGACATCCATACGCGCATTTCCTCGATAGTGTAGAGCTTCGCATGCCTGGCGGCGTGGGATGGGCGCGTAGTGGCGGAGAGCGCGCTTATCTGCATCATCTTTGTAAGGATGCCGAGGGATATTTGCGCGTCCTCAGCCTCGTCAAGGCGCGCCCTGCGCAGCGCTGTCGTTATCTCGGTCCTGGCGATGCGTCGAGCTCGGACAATGTCGAGATCGGTTTCTTTTGCCAGCTGGGCGGCGATGACATTCGGGTTCTGTCCTGCCGCCATGCCGTCGAAGAGAATTCGCGTCATACCGGTAGCAGTGGTCGAAGACAGGTTTTTCATCTCCTCCCATTCGCGCGCGCGCAGATATCCGAGCCGCGTTCGGTAGGCTGGAGAGAGGAGAATCGATTCGAGGTTCGGCCGTGACAAAGCGTACGCAGACGATTGGGTAGCCATGTTTACCTGAGTTACGGCGGTGCCTTGCTGGTAGGCCGGCTGGACGTACTGAGTCAGGAACCATAATTCGCGCTGGCCGCCCTCCAGTAACACGCCATCAATGTAGGCAGTGATATCGGCCGCAATCTGGTCCATCTGGATTGTGTCGACGTTGAACTGGTAGCGCTTCAGCTCGTCGCCAGCGGCGTTAAGCGTGACGACCTGGTAAGGGATGGCGTCGAGGAACTTTTTCATCTCTCGGCCAATCTGATTCATTTTGCGGGTGAATTCATTTATCGCGCCGCGCTCCCGCCGGTCTTGCCCGGTCGGATCATTTATGTTGCGTGGCAAAATCGGGAGTGGCATAGTTCGCCCTGCTGAGTGTCGGAATAGCCGACATGATAACAGCCACCACGGAGGAACCATGATAAATTTCATCGCCGACCTTACCTCGGCTCTCTACGCCGCCTTCTGCGCCTTTGTCCTGGCGGCTCAAGCTATGACGCCGCTATTCCCCTACCATGTCGCGCTGACGCTCTCGATATTCATCACCCTGGCTGGCGGCCTTATCGGCTGGTCGTGGCGCCGGTCAATCTGGCGGCTTTTCGGGCGCAAATAAAAAGGGCCTTTCGGCCCTTTGGTTAGATTGTGCTGTCGTCGTTGCCCTCGTCGTCACCCTCAGGCAGAACCGGTATAGGCTCGCCGTTTACATGCCCGGACATGTCGCGGAGTTCTTGCGACGCATAAGGGATTTCACCAGTGCCCATCGATTTCTGGTTGATGTCGGCCATCTTGCTGGCGTTTTCGAGCTTCTCGGCTTGCGTGGCCTCATTCAGGTTCGACCAGATAACGGTTGACTCGACGACTGGCGCCACCAGACCGATACGAACCAGGTGCGCAAGGATGGTCTCGATATCACTCGAAATAACGCTGGTGCGCCGCCCCTGGCAAGTGTTATTCCAATCCTTCTGATCCTCCTGCGAGGATCGTTCGCCAGTCTGGCTGCCGACCCAGATCATCACGGGCATCATAAAGGATGCGGCCGCCGATTGAAGCGAGACGTTGAAATGCTGCTGAGGGTCCGGCACGTTTGCGACAAGCGGATTGACAGTCGCGCCCTGCGTGATAATCGTCTGGTCGATACCTTCATTCAGTCCGGCTGTGACCTGATTAAAAATATCCTTCAGGCCGGTGACCGGAACCGCGTGCGCCGCAGCGATGTCGACAAGGTTTACCTGCTTGTCGAAGTTGATGCCGAGCTGGCGCGCAGCATTCTTCAGGAAGGACTCGCCCGAGCCGCCAAGGATTTTCTCGATGTTGACGAAATCGTTATAGGCCGCTCGCAGCATTGGAACGCCGTTAACGATGTCGCCGAGGATGATCACGCGGTCAGGGTGAATCTCAAGATCGCGTCCCGCATACGTCGCCTGCGAGCTGCTGAGATCGTTGCCGACTTGCCCCTCGCGAAACATGTACATGGTCGGCATGCCGTAGCTTTCGCTGTCCTTCTCGTCCTGCCCCCAGCTGGTGACGGTGAGCTGACCCTCCCATGCAGGGATGATCTTTACCAGTCGGCGTGCGGCGCGGCCACGGACGGGCTGGTTCCACATTTTGCCGTCTGCAACCTGGAGGATAAGCGCGGAGTATTTGCCGACAGTCCGGCGCATATCGGCCTCCCGCACGCACTCCCAAAGCTTGTGCGTCTTGGCGAAGCTTGAATTCTTTCTCCCATGCTGTTTTCGGGCGCTTCTTGTCCTCCTCCTCGCCCTCGATAATCTCGGGCTCGTCTTGCCAGCACTTGGAGATAGTCCGGCTGATGGCGCCGTGCGCAAGCCCGCCGCGCTCCCACATCCGGTAGTAGTCCTGGAATGTCAGGTGGGAAGGCCAGCCGAACGACTGCCAGGCCATGGGGCGCTTTGCGTCCGCGCCTAGCAGGTTGGTGCCTGCGGCGAAGCGCTGCCGAGCCTGGATCATCTTTTGGTCGCCAAGCGCCGCGTTAAGCGCAAGGTACATCGGCGAGCCCGGTTCCGGCAGATTGATAACTTGACCCATGGTTGCGGGCTCCTTTCTTGAAAGTTGGCATTGTATCGCGATTCCACTGGTGCTATCTTTGCGGCTCCTTGTAACTAAAACCCGCTGGAGAATGAAAAGAATGAAAAACGCAATCAAAGGTTTATGGCTGTTGCTACTGGTGGCGCTGCCGCTCGGGATCCTGCTCACGGGCTGGGCTCGCGGAGCGATCATCGTTCAATACGGTGTATCGGTCTACGCAACCCTCGGAATTGCCGCAGTTATCGCGGTGGCGTTCACGCTTTACAGCGCAAAGAATTGGCGCGGTGAAGACTTTGGCGAAAAGCACCATAAATGGCTGCTTGAAAAGTACGCCAAAGAATTGCAATTGACGTTCCTGCAAAAATATTTCCACACCGTTCGCGCCGTACCATCCGTCATCCTGTTGCTGGCCTTGGGTCTTCCCGTCTCAGCAGCGCTTGTCGCTCTCGTCTCGGTTGCCCTCCTGATCACTGATGGCGCCATCTCCAGCTACTACGCAACCTACGGCGCTCGCGCTACCACCTACGGCCGAACGCGCAGCGATAATCCTTAATTTATTGCCTGGATCATGAAAAAGCCCGCCACTGCGCGGGCTTTTTTGTTTATTATTGCGGCAGCGTTTCAGCCGTAAACACGCCGCGCAACGCGGGATGGGTGCATGGCAAGCTCTTGACGCTGGTGTCCAGCAATGGCGCGCGTAGTTGACCATCTACATTTGCAATAGCAGGGCCCGCCGCCCCTTGAGCAATCGCGCAGGGTAGCCGTATAAGATGCCGCTACCGACCCGTAACAGGCCCGCAGACGCGGGCTTTTTTTGTGCGTGATAGAATTTACCCGGTTAACACCTCATTGGAGCTCGACCGTGGTTGAAGAAATCCGCGTAAACGTAAAGGCCAAAGTCCGTAACGCGGACATTCGCCACATCATCCACAACGGTCGCGAGCATATTGTCGTGCCGTCTTGGACCCTGCCAGACGACATCGTTATGAATGGCGGCCTCTACCCGGCCGAGGAGATCGCCAAGAGTTACAAGACCCTGGAGAACACCCTTGCGCCTGTAGGTCACCCGACCGTCAATGGCGTTCCGGTGCTGGCAAACACGCCGGAAGCGATCAACGCGCACCACGTTGGTGTATGGAACAAGAACGTCTCTCGCGATGGCGGACGCGTCTATATCGAGAAATGGATCGACGTAGAAGTCGCTAAAAAGTTCGAGGCCGGACAGCAGCTGCTTGAGGCCATCGATAAAAACCTTCCGATCCACACGTCTACCGGCGTGGTCGTAAAGCGCGAGATGGCCGTAAACCAGGCGGGCTACAAGTGGATCGCTCGCGATATGCGCTTCGACCATGACGCACTCCTGTTCGACGAGCCTGGCGCAGCTACCCCCGAGGATGGCGTCGGCCTCATGGTCAACAGCGCAGAGCTCGTGGTGAACGCTATTTGCCCTGAGCTGGTAACCAATGGCGTCCTCGATCACTCCTACGGGCAGCGCCGCGACGCGATCCAGGCCGCCATCCGCGAACTCTTCAGTACCCCAGACAGCTACGCATGGATTGAGGACTTTGATGATGTCAACGTGATTTACAACACGCCCAAGGGGCTAGCCATGGTCGGCTACACCTATGACAGCGGAGCCGTGGTGATCGAGGGCACGCCTACGCCGGTCGTCACCAAGACCGAATTCGTCGCAAAAGGCGGTGAGGTTGGCAGTCAACTTGCACTGATTAAAAATGCGGTACAATCGCCACCTGTAGAAACCAAAAACCAACCATCGGAGCCGCCAGAAATGGACGAAACCAAATTCGCCGAATTGCTCGGTAACGCGCTCGCGCCACTCACGGCCAAGCTCGAAAAAGTCGAGGGCGATTTGAAGACCGCCCGCGAGCAGCTGGAGACCAACGCCAAGGCGGTCGACCAGGAAAACCGCGACGTCATTCTGGCCAAGGCTCCGGCTCTGGCGCTGACTGTCAACGCTCTGTCGGGCAAGCCGCTGGCCGACCTGGCTGCGCAGTACCAGAGCGCCGCGCCGCTGACTCAGGGCCTGCAAACCAATGCGAAAGACGACGACCTGTCGAACTACGTGGGGGTCTAACCAATGGCTATCATCGGTAAGCGCCCTCGGCGCATCAACAACGACGGTCGCTCGATCACCGAGACCCGTATCGCCAAGACCGCGTTGCTCCCTGGCTCGTTCGCGTACATCAACCCGGCAGACGACAACTTCACTCAGGCACCGGCCACCGAAGCGCTGACGCCTCCGCTGTACATCATCAACGTCGACACCATTATCGGCGAGACCGCAGACGTGGCCGTTAAGGCTGGCGAATCGGCGGTGGGTGACTACGTTGAGCAAGGTCGCCAGTTCGCGGCTCTGGTCGCGGCTGGGACCGTCCTCAAGAAGGACACCCCGTTGATGTTGCACGCCACCAACGGCACCTTGATTGCGTACGTCGCAGCCGAAGGCAACAAGCTCCTGGCGTACAGCCAAGAGGTCTACACCATTCCGGCTGGCGCCGCCGCGCTCGCTCTCGTCCGTATCGCTTAAGGAGCAACCGGCGAATGATCGTTTTCGAAAAGGAAAAAATCGCGACCAACGCGAACCACGCTTCGCAGTTCGCCCGAACCATGGGCGAGCGGAAGATCGGCCGTCACAATCAGGAGTTGATCGTTAACCAATACGGCCAATACCTGAGTCAGGACGAGCTCCAGCGCAACGCGGCCGACCAGTTCGGCGTCAAGTTTTGGGCTGAGATCGACCGCCGCGCAATCCAGGTTCGTGACAACGACCAGGGGCGCGAGCTGATGACCGACCTGATGACTTTGGCGACCCCGCTGGACGTCGGCAAGACCGTCAAGACCTACGCCCGCAACGGCGATATCCAGGACGAGGTTAAAATCTCGATGGATGGTCAGACCCCGGTAACCTTCGACCACGTCGACAGCGAGAGCGAAGGCGACCCGGTGCCGATCTTCCAGCGCATCCTTGTTGCGCCGGGCCCGACGACTCGGGTCCTTCGGCGCAGGTCCCATGCCTGCCATGGCTGTACCTCCCGTGTCGGGTGCGCCGCAGCACACCCGTGTCGGGCGCTACAGCAGCGAGTCGATTACGTGCCGCAGGTCGCCGAGCCGACGGGGCGTGTCGCCCCACGTGTCGCCCGTGACCGCGATGTACCGGCCGTCGCCGTACAGCTCGACCGAGCCGCCGCCGTCGACCGTGATGCGGCGCCCGCGCGGCAGCGCGCCCGTGCCCCACACGTGCAGCCCCTCGCCGGACACCGACCGCTCGACCCACGTCGGCCCGGCGTCGTCGAGGATGCGCTGCGCCCACGGCAGCGCGGCGCCCTGGTCGTCGAGGGCGTGATCGAGGTCGAGGCACACGACGCCGTCGCCGTCGAGCACGAACCCGAGCCCGGCGCCGGCCGCCGAGGCGGACGCGGCCCGGTACGTCGACCACGTCTCGGGGTCCGTACTGCTCGCGACCGTCCCGTCGACGGCGACCGGCACCTTCGCCGAGGTGCGGCGCACCCACCGCGGGCGCTGCGCGAGCTCGGCCGGGACCGTGCGGCGTGCGCGCGACCGGGCCTTGCGGCACCGCGGCGAGCACGTCACAGCGTGGGCCCGAGCCATGATCGGCATGGGCCCGCTGCACTGCTCGCACGTCCGGTTCGCCATACGTCCAGTGTACCGGAGTGTCACGCTTTTAGGGCTGTGACCTGCGCATTCATCGTTCGTATAGTGGGGGCGACAGACTGAGAGGCGATCTGCGGCCCCTCGTCCGCGCGCCATCAAATCAGTCTGCCGCCCCGCTGCTCGCCCGCCAGCGAGCCGCCCACGCCCCGCAGCGTGGCCGTTTTGGTCAGACCCGTACGGAACCCGAGCCGCAGCACCTCCCGGGGCCCGAGACGGGGCGGGGAGGGGAGTCACCCCCCAGGGGTGGCACTCACATTTCGGGCTCGGGCTGTCGGGTCAGATGAGACCGGGATGCCGTTCGGCCGGCCGCGTCCGCTTGAGCGCCCACCGCGCGGCGTTGCCCTCGCGGCTGCTCTTGATCGCGTGATGGTCGCGGCACAGCGCTTGCAGGTTGCTCGGTCGATGGTCGTTGCCCGGCTTGATGTGGTCGACCTCGGTCGCGTGCTTGCCGCACAGCACGCCGCCGTCGTGCCATCGGCAGCGGTGACCGTCGCGGTCGAGGACGTCGGCCCGGATCACTGGCCAGTCGGGCGGCAGCTTGGTGCGCCGGTCGCTGCCTGCCCATCCGCCGCTCATGGTTCGTCGTCCTCGTCGAGGTCGTCGTCGCTGCCGTACTCGATCACGTCGGCTGCCTCGCGCAGCAGTGCGGCGAGGTCGCGTCGTACGTGGTCGGGCTCGGTGTCGAGGTCGCCGAGGTGTATGCCGGTCGCCCCGACGGCGAGGTGCACGGGTACCGGGGTGGGGGTGGGTACCTCGGGGGTGGGGTGCGCGCCGGGGGGTGGGGTCTGCGCGGGGGGTGTGGTCATGGGGTGGGGTCCTCGTCGTCGAGGCCGGGGTCGTCGTCCTGGTCGGCGAGGTCGGTCTGTGCGCCGAGGGCGACGCCGTCGAGGTCGAGGTGCCGGCCGAACCCGAACGGGCTGCTGCTCGCGGCTGGTTCGGTGGGGAGTGCGGCGTACAGGCGGCGTGCGGTGCGCTCCATCTGTCGCAGCAGTGCGGGGTCGGCGGGCGTGCCCTCAGCCCTGATCTCGACCTCGCGGTGTCCGTCGGTGAGGCGTACGCGCATGGGCGGTGTGCCTCCCGGCGGGTGGTGTGTGGGTCCGCTGTCCGGTCGCTACGCGCGCCCCGCGAGCGCGGTTACGCCCGTGGGGGTGACCTCTTCGGTCCGTCGCCGGACAGCGGACGTTGGGCCGCGCAGGACGGGCAGCAGCAACCCGCACTTTGTGTAGTGGTTCCGTCCTGCGCGGAGTGTGGGAGCCGCCGCCCCTCGGGGGGATGTGGGGCGGCGGCGGTACCGGCCGGGGATGTGGGAGCTCGGCCGGGGTGTGCGGTGGGGGTACGAGAAAACCCCCGGCGGTGGTCCGCGGCGGGGGTTCGTCGGTGCAGTTCCGGTGTCTGGGCAGCGGTTGTCTGCGGTCCCAAGGTGCGACATGTGACTGTCGATCGTCAAGCGGGGCGGGCGGCAGAGAGTGAGCTCGTCACGCGCGCATCGCTACCGGTAGTTGCTCTCTCCACCGCCACCACAAGGGGATGGGAGGGGAGGGGAAACGCGCGCGCGTGAGGTCCCGGGGGCGTCCCCCGGGGACAGATCACGTTGACCTGCGAGGACAGATTTTTTCGGCGCGTCTTTTGCGCGCGAAACGTCGACGATTCGTCGGCGCTTTCTCTTCGTTTTGTTGTCGAAACGCTCGCGGATCTTGCTCCGACTGTTCGCCGGCCGGTACGCCGGTCACGGAGCGTGAACGCAGAAACGCCCCGTCGCGGCCGTACGACGGGGCGAAATCCTTTGCCGAGACTTTACTGAGCGGGCGGGGGTGCGACACGAACGGGCGACTCGGGGCGACGCTCGTATGTTCATCGGGCGAGTGACCGTGTCCCCCGGGCGCCGGCGGGCGTTGAGCGAGCGACACCGGGTTGCGTGTCCACATGTCCCGGCCTGTACCGGCGTCGGGCAGGGACCGGTCGGGGGACTCTGGGGCCTGTCATGGCCGACAATCGCGCTTCACAGTCCCCCGGCTGCCGGGGTCCGGCTCGAACGCCGCTGTACGGGCTCTGAGCGCCTTACGGGCGGGGCGGGCGGCCCTGGTGTCGCTTCCCCCAGGACCGGAACACGTGGACGCTGTCGACACCCGCGGCGCGGGCCGTACGTGACGCTGCCTCGTGGCTGATCGGCCGGCCGTCGACGTGCAGCGCGGGCCCGGCCTCGCGGTCACCGATCGTCTGGCGCAGCAGCTCGGCCGTGTGCTTGCTGATCGGCACGGTCCACGGCTCGCCCTTCGCGGGGCGGTCGACGCCTGCGCGGCCGCCCTGGTCTTGGGGGCCGTCGACGAACTCGATATCGCCGACGCTGAGCGAGAGTGCGTCGCCGAGCCGTAGCCCGTCCCCGCGCGAGTTGTTGTCGCGCAGCAGCGCCCACAGTGCGCGGTGCGCGGCCGGAATCGCGGGGTCGGCGAGCAGCTCGTCGAGCTGCCGCTCGGTCAGTGTGTGAGCCTCGGTCATGGGCCCATGGTGCCGCGCACGACGGCGCCCCGTCCGGGGAATCCCGAACGGGGCGCTGTGAGCTGCGCGTGCCGGATCACTCGCGGCGGTAGGTGCCGTTCAAGTCGTGCGCCTCGGCGGCCTCGCTCGCAGTCATCGACCCGGACTCGACGGCCCGGTCGATCCCTTCGGCTGTCGCCTCGAAACACGACTCACACTCGCCGCACTCTTCCTCTGGCGTGACGGCCCCGCAGTCGGGGGCGAACTCGTCGCTCATGTGTTGATGATCCTTCCTACGACGGCGCCCCGTCCGGGAAATTCCGGACGGGGCGCGGATGGCGGTGGGGTCGTCAGTCGACGGCGACCCACCGGGTCACGGTGACGATGCATTGCTCGCCCTCGACGGCCTCGACGGTGTTGCCGTACCAACCGGGCACGGTCACGGCCTCTCTTCTCGGGTCGGGGTCGTCACGATTAGAGGTAGGGGCCGTTCGGCTCAGGCCGGGGCCGCGCGGGTGGCTCAGGCACGGCGGTGGGCTTCGGCGTCGACCGGTTGCGGTCACGCGAGTTGACCGTGCGCACGTAGCCGTCGGTCACCTTGTCGAACCCGCAGCGGGTGAGCTGCGCTGCGATCTGCGTCGAGGTGTGGCGGGGTAGCGCATCACGGACACGCCGCACCGCATCGGCCGCAGTGAGGTCGGCCCCGGCGAGGACGTTGTCGACGATCCGGTCGGCCGGGTCCTGTGCGGGCCGCGGATCGTTGTTGTGTCCGTCGCGTGGCGCGGCGGCCGCCTCGGGCTGCGGCGCCGCAGGTGTTCGCGGGGCGCCGCTTTCGGGCGGCCGGGCAATACCCAGCACGAGCGCGACGTCGAGCTCGGTCACGTCTTGGCCGTACTGCCGCAGGACGTCGGCGAGTTCGGCCGGCGCGAGGTCGGGCCGGGACTCGTGCACGATGCGGATCGCCCTCGTCGGGGGCATGTCGGCGAGCTCGGACGCGAGCAGCTCGCCGGCCTCGCGGGGCGTCTGCTCCGGCTTGTCCTCGCTGTGCCCTTGCATCCGGGCGAGTTGCTGCATGGTTGCCGCGGTCGGCCCGTACACCGCGGCGTGATACGCCCGTGCGCCGTCGAGTCGCTGCGCTTCGGCACTGATCGCGCGCTCGGCGGCGATCTCTGCGCGCCGTTGCCGCAGCCATTCCCGCGGGCCCTCGCCGAGCGGCACGGCGAAGTGCCGCATCACGACGACCCACAGCCCCTTGGCGATCAGTGAAACGGCACCGCCGACGCAGCCGATAACGAAACTGCCGCGAATCCAGCCGTGCGCGACGATCGCCGCGACAGCGACCGCGAGGGCCCACCATCCGGCAGTGCGGGCGCCCTTCGCGCGGGCCTGGTCGTAGCGGTCGAGCCATTCGATCGCCATGCACGTAATCCATGCCGCGTCGAATACAGCGGCCGCGCCGTAGGCGATCGCGGAGAACACGACGGTGCCGAGTAGATCGCCGATGCTCGCGGTCGACCACGCGACCGACAGCGTCGTGACGGCGACGGCAACCGAGGTGACGCCGACGAGCAGCGCCCGGTCGAAGTCGCGCGGCGGCACCGGCACGTACACGTGGTACGTCTCGGGCGTCCGGCGCGGCTCGCCGTTGATCACGGTCGTCACGGTGCGGGTGCGCTCCTCGCGCCGGTACCGGACTCCGGGGATCGTCGGCGGCGTTTCAGCCGCCGGGGGATGGCTACGATTCTTCACGGATCTCTGTCCTTGTCGCTCTTCGCGGGGTGTTGGGGTAGGGGCACGCGCCCCGGCCGGTGCTGCAATCACCAGCCGGGGCGGCCGTATCTAGGCGTCGGGCGTGGGCCGCGGTCCGCCTCCGCCTGCCGCGCTGAACACGTCTCCGCACTCGTCGCCGTCGCGGCGGGTGTGCCCGTAGTCCTTGGTGCACAAGGCGTTGAGGCACATGTCTCGAAGCCCCTCGCGCCGGGGTGCGGCGGCAGGTTCGGGCTGCTCGACGATGCGAAGGCTCGCGGTGTACACCGCGTCGACACCGCGGCCGTTGCTCAGGATCGTCGAGCGCTCGTCGCCCCACGGCTGCCGGTCGACACGCCACTGCTGCACGGTCGGACGGTTGCTGATCACGACCGCCTCGACAAGCGCACCGGCCGCGATCTCTTCGCGCGTCGCCGGTTCCTCCGGGGCGAGGATGATCTCGGGCGCCGTCGCGTCGCACCGTACGTCGTGCCACTCCCGGGCCGCGCCCTTGGCGTCGGTCGTGACCGTGCTCGCGATGATGCGGTCGTGATAGCTGAGTGCGCGCAGCACCTTGACCGGGCGGCCGCCGTCCTTCATCCAACCCTCGCGGTCGCGCAGGTAGTTGACCTCAACGGGGTCGCCGGTGCACGCCACGCACAGCGCGTGTCCGCGGGGCGTGTCGCACGTCTCGATCAGGTGGGCGCCGCACTTCGCCACGGCGACGTAACGGTGCTCGTCGGGTCGGGGGGCGTCGGGGTCGACGACGTGCGCACTGATCCAGTGGCCAGAGTTGCCGTACTCGACGGGCATGCGCTCGACCCGGGCTCGGGACACGTTGAGTCCGGCGACGTACTCGATATCGCCGACGATCTGCCAGCCGCGAAAGGCGAGGGTCGTGCGGTCGTTGCGGTCGCCGCGGTACGGGACGGCGAACCCGTCGATCGGGTCGGCGAGGTCACGCTGAAAGATGCGGTAGCGGTCCTCGTAGACGCGCTGCCGGGCCTGTACGTGACGGTCGATCTCAACGAGGAAAACGACCGGCTCGGCGGCGGGCTCCTCGACGGTCTGCTCGGGCTGTGTGATCTCCCACCGGTTCAGTAGGGCCGTGACGTCTGCGAGGTACAGGGCGGGCCGCATCCCCACGGCGGGGAACATCAGGTGCACATCGCGTTCCCCGTAGCGGATATGGGCGTCAACGGCGGTGCGGACGCGGGCGGCGGCCTCGGCGGTGGTGTGTCCGCTGTAGGCGAGGGCGTGCAGGTCGTCGCGACTGAGGATGGCATCGGGGCCGCCTTCGGTGACACGGACACGGAGCGCACCAGCTCGGGGCATCTCCCTAACGAACTGTCGGACGTTGGCGACGGCGAGCGGGTAGGCGGTCGCCGGGCGGGAGTCGCTGAGGTGCTGGCGCCGGTCGGCCACCGCGGCCGCGGCCGCGGTGAGCTCGTCGAGCTTGGCGACGCAGCGCTCGCAGCGTCCGCCGACGGTGCTGTCGGCGAACTCGGCCGTCGACCAACTGCCGTGAATGGTCGTGTGGCTGCGCGGCCGGACGTTCTTCCGGCACAGCGCGACCGGCTTGCCGTCTCCGTCGAGGCGGAACGCGTGGAAGACGGCGCCGCTGTGCGTCGTCGACCAGATACGTCCGTCGGTGTTGACCAGTGCCGTCGTCATCTCAAGTCCCTTCGTATGACTACCGAGTCTTAATGTACATCGCGTCTTGTTGTACATCAAGGCCCGTTGTTAAAGTAGTCGCCATGGACGACAACGCCACCGACCAGCCGATCGCCGAAGCACGCGCGAACCTGAGCGAGCTACTCGCGACGGTCCGGATCGCGAAGGTCGTGCGGTACCTGACGAGCCGGAGCAAGCGGCAGGCTGCCCTCGTGCCGGTCGAGATCGGCGAGCTCGTCGAAGAGGCCGGCGGCCCCGACGCGGCCGCCGAGATCCTTCGGGCTCACACCGCGAAGTAACCGACCACCGCGCCGGACGAGCCGCTGTCGCACCCCACCGCGGGAACGACAGCGGCTCTTGCGTGCCTATGCGGCCCGCGCGGCGGCGCGCTGTCGGCGCCGGGCCTCGGCCCGCTTGCGCCGCTGCTCGGCCGCGGCGAGGGCCCGTTCGAGGGCGACGAGCTCGTGCGGCGCCGCCCACGTGCGGAGCCCCTCGACGACCGGCACCGGGGCGCCACAGCCGTAACCGTTCTCGCAGGTCACGGTGTCCGCATCACGGCCGCCGCGGTGCATCGTGAGTGCGGCGCCGCACCACGGGCACGGCCGGTCGTCCATCGGGTACGCGCGCCGCTGCTCGATCCCGACGGTCCGCTCGATACGCCGCGCCGCCTCACGAGCGATACGGCCGATGCGGACACGCTGCGCCTCGTCGAGCGGCAGAAACGGGCCGGCCTCGTCGTGCAGCCGCGCGAGCAGCCACGCGGCCGCCCGCGGCGCTGTGCGCTCGCCGAGGTTGTAGCGCCACCGCCGCTCGTCTGCGGCGTCGCGCATCGCGAGCAGTTCGAGGTCGAGCACGGCCTCGTCGCCCACGATCGCGCGGCGCGGCGGGGCGATCGGGGAACGCTGTACTTCGGCGGCGATCTCGTCGGCGATCGAGCACAGCGCGGCCTCGACGGCGCGGCAGGCGTCGACAACGTGCGGGCGCAGCGGGGCAGGCTGCTCGGCGAGCACGAGGTGCTCGCGTTCGGCCGGGGCCGCCGTGCGGTCGAGGGCGGTCTCGGCGGCGTCGTGCGCGTCGAGGGCACGCAGGTACTCGGCCCCGGTGCGAGGCCGGGCGGTGTCGACCAGGGCCCGCAGGTCGGCCCAGTGGTCGAGGACGACCCGCAGGTCGTCGGCGGTGATGCGGTCGGGGCGGGCGGTGTGCTGCATGGCTTGCGCTCCTGATGGTGCGACGGGGCGTAGGGTGATCACACCGCGTATGGGGCGCCCCGGGATGCTTGCCGGCATGGGGCGCCCCACCGTTGCGTTACGGACGGGTGAGACCGTCGAGGAACTGCGCGCGCACGAGGTTGTGGCGGGCGTCGGCGAGGGCGTTGTGCAGTCCGGCCGGTTGGGGCGGAAGATCGCCCATGCCGAGGCCGAGTCGCTGCGCTTCTTGGACGAGATCGCACGTGTGCATCGGGCAGCCGTCCGGCAGATCGATCATGGGGCCGAACAGCCACGCGTACGCGACGTGGTCGTACGCGCCGAACCATGCCCAGAGCTGCGGGTCAGGCGTGCCGAGGATGAACGCGCGCACCACGTCGGCGATCTCGACCCGCTTGCGCAGCGCCCCGGCGTCCGGGTGCTCGTCGTCCCACAGCCACACGCCGGGGTTGGCCTCGCGGTCCATCGGCCACAGGATCGGCAGCGAGGCGAGGACGTTCTGACGCAACCACGAGTGATGCACGATCTCGTGGTACGGCGCTTCACGGTTGATCAGGTACAGCTCGTCGCCGGTGTCCTCGCGGATCATGCCGATCGAGATCAGTTCAATCGTCCGGCCGTCCTCACGGAACTCGGTGTCATAGAAGATGCGGGTCACCTGAATTTCTCCTTCGAAGAGACGCGGCGGGAACGGGGCCCGTGGTCGCGGCGGCACGCCCACCAGCCGAGCGGCACGCACGAGACGAGCCAGACGGCGAACACGACCAGGACGACGGTCATCGGCCGGCCTTGTCCGCGAGCGGCCGCACCGTGGCGGGCACCGCGGCGTCGAGCTCGGCGTCGTCGACGACGGCCGCGGTCGACGTCCACCGCAGTACGCGGCACTCGGGGCCCGACAGCGCGGCCGCTATCCGGTCGCGGGCCTCGCGCGCGGCGGCCGGGGTGCGCAGCGCGAACGCAATGGGCACCCACACCCGCACGTCGCCGCGGGGGTCGGCTTTCAGGTGCGCCTCGACGGTGTACTCGACGTCGCCCTCGGGCAGTTCGACGAGCTGCTGCTCGCCGTCGGCTGTGGTCATGCGTGTCGCTCCCGTGTCGGTCATGCCGCGGCCCCGAAGATCGCCGCGAAGAGTTTGTTCGTCTGCTGGCGCATGGGCCGGTCTTGCAGGCACGGGCCCGCGACGCAGCGCGGCACGTCGCACGCCCGCGTCACGACGCCCTCGGGGTCACGGCCGTTGTGCAGCCGGAACGCGACCCGGGCCGCCGACACGGTCGTGCCGCCGAAGTGCAGCGCGGGCGAGCCGTTCGACAGCAGCCCGCCCCACAGCACGTGACCGCTGTCCACAGGCTGTGTGTAGCGGCCGAACGCTTCCTCGACCGACCGCGCCGGCTGCAACCGTGCGATGGTCGGCGGCAGCGCCCGGTCGTCCTTCGCCGGGTACTTGTCGAGGTACTTGCAGCGGGCGCAGTACGCGGTGCCGTCCGGCTCGAACCGGCCGTGTTCGGCGCGCTCGTGCCCGTACTTGCAGCGCCCGGTGAGCGGGCCGGGGTGCAGCTTGGCGCGCGCGGCACGGCGGCCGGCCTCGTCGTCGACGTGCTCGGGGGCGACGCAGTGCTTCACGCCGCACTCGGCGAACACGTAGCCCTGCGGGTCGCGGCCGGTCCGCATCCGGAACGCGACCGCGGCCGGGCTGTGCGACTGTTCGCGATACCGCATCACGGGCGTGCCGCTGCACGACCCGCGCTCGCCTGTCCACTCGACATGACCCTCGTCCGCGGCCCGGGTGTTCGCCGCCCACTTCTCGTCGAGGGTCTGCACGCGCAGCACGACGTTCGGCAGCCCCCGGTCGCGTCGGATGCGGGCGACGCGGTGCCGGTCGGTGCGCAGCCGGCGCCCGATCTCGCCGTTGCTCAACCCGTCGTTGAGCAGCTCGACAATCGCCTCGTGCTTCGAGTGCGTGCTCATGCGGCGCCGCCATCCCGGCCGGCCGCGGGCAGGAACCGGTCGATCGCCCGGATCGCGTTCGCCTCGGCAAGGTCCCATGCGTGATGCGCGTCGGTGATGATGCGGTGCCGCTGCTCGATCAGGGCGTGATGCGCCGCGACCGCCTCGGGCAGCGACGTCGGCTCGCGCAGGTCGACGCCGAGGTGCGCCTCGATCCGGCCGACGGCGGCCCGGTCGAGGATCGCGTCGAGCTCAGCGAGCCGGGGCGCACCGGTGTGCGGTTGCTCGTGGCGCCACATGCGGATTTGGTCGAGGGCGACGCGGGCGACGCGTTCGACGCGCTCGCCGCTCTGGTCGGTGGTGGTGGTCATGGTTCCTCGCGGGGTTGTTCGTGGCGGGCGGGTCACAGGGGGCGCAGGTCGTTGACCATGCGGTACGGATCGATCTCGCGCGGCGTCCCGGTCGCGGGGCGGGCGTATCCGGCGAGCGGGTCGTCGGGGCCGGGGTCCTCGTACAGCTCGGCGAGCTCGTCGTCGCTCATCTCGGCGAACGCTTCGAGGTCGTCGTCGTCGAGGTCGTCGAGGTCGAACTCGACGGTCATGCGACGTCACCGGGCCGGGTCACGAGCCACGGGCCGAGGGCGGCGAGCACGACGTCGACCCGCTCGTCGGTCCGGTCCGCGATACAGCGGCACGGCGCGGTGCGGGTGCACTTCGGGCACGGCACCGGCCGCCGCAGCGCGTGCTCAAGCACGCGGCGCAGCACGAGCGGCGCGGCCGCCGGATCGAGCGGCGCCCCGACGACGGGGGCGGGCACCGGCTGCTCGTCGTCCTGGTCGACGAACACGATCTCGGTCGCGCCCTGGTGACCGTGGATCGCCTCGACCGAGACGCGGCCGCGGTCCCAGAACACGACGCTCGGGTGCTCGCCGCGCCACCGGATCGACGCCGTGCCGTCCGGCCACAGCACGCCGTCGGCGACGTCGCCGGTCCCGCTGATGCCGGACACGTCCACGCGGCGACGCAGGACGAACCGGCGCGGCGGCGCGAGCTGCTCGTCGGCGCGCACGATGCGGGCGCCGACGAACTGCGGGCCGGGCATGATCTGCGAAAGGTCGTCGGTCATCGAGTGCCCCCTTCGGTGGCGGCCGCGAGCGCGGCCGGCGGTTCGGTGGTGAAGTGCCAGCCCTCCGCGGCGAGCGCGCGCACCGCGTGCCGGGCCTGCGTCGCCGGGGTGGCGTTCGGGTAGTCGGCGACGGCGTCCTCGATGGCGGCCGCGATGACCGCGGCGCACGCGTCGGCGATCGGCTGCACGGGGGCGCTCACGCGACGGCCCCGTGCTGCGCGGCGTACGCGTCCCGCCGCGAGCCGTGCGTGCCGCTCAGCACGCGGCCGCGCGCGATCGACTGACACGGCCGGTGCGGGCCCGCCTCGCACGCCGGGCACTCGACCGCGAGCTCGGGCGGACCGGCGGGCCCGGCCGGCTTGTCGGCCTTCGGGAACAGCGCTGCCTTCGCGGCGAGGTAGCCCTCGGTCGCCTCGGCCCGCTCGACGGTGCGCCCGACCCGGCCGACGAGCTCGCGCAGCTCGCGCGGCGCATCGGCCCCGGTCATGACCGCCGACCGTCCGGCGCGCAGCGCGGCGACGTACGCGTTCCCGTACTGGTCGTCGGGGTCGACGTCGGGGTGATGGGCGGGCTCGAACGTGCCCACCTGCCGCGACATGCGCTCGCGGACCGTGTCGCGCCACCGGGCCGTAATGTCCTTCGGCATGACCGGCCACGCCGACTCGGCGTAGTGCCGGCCGACCGCCTCGCCCGCGAAGTCGAGCGGCACGTCGCGCAGCGCCGCCGCCCACATGTGCACCTGCGCGCGCTGCTCGGCCGTGTCGGTCTTCACGACCCGGTCGTTGACGAGGCTGATCTCGCCGAGCAGCCTGATCACGTCGTTCGTGTCCATCGTCAGACCTCCCCGGTCTGCTGCTCGAACAGCCGCGCCAGTCCGGCGCGCTGCTGCTGTCCCTTGGTCTGCTGCACGGCGCCGAACGGCACGACGACCCCGCCCGCGCCGGGCGGCGGGTCGGTGCGCTCGTTCTCGGCCCACTGCTGCCACCGGCCGCCCCACGCAACGGCGCACGTACGGTCGTCGAGCTGCCGCTGCACGAACTTGCGCGTCACGGCGGCGAGTTGCTGCCCGGTGAGCTGCTCGCGGCCCGCGTCGGCGCGGGCGAGCTGCGCGGCCCGCACGTCGGTCTCGCTCGGCTGCCAGTCGGCGGGGATCGGCCGCGGCGGCGGGTTGTGCGAACCGCCGCCGTTCCCGGCCGGTGCCTCGTCGAGGCGGGGCTGCCGCGGCCCGCCGCCCGGCCCGCCGTCGCCCCCGGCGCCGCCCGCGCGCTGCCGCCGTTTCTTCTCCGCCTCGCGTTCCTTGCGGCCCTGCACCTGCGCCCGCGTCGGGTTGTATTCGAGGTAGTCGTGCACCGCGTAGTCGCCCGGCGCGGGCTGCGCGCACCGCTCGTGCGGGCAGTCGTGCCCGCGCTCGTGCCACAGCCCGGCCGCGACCAACTTCGCGATCTGTGTCTTCGAGCCGTACATGCGCGCGACGGCGCCGGGCACGATGCCGTCGGTCAAGTGCTGCGCCACGTACGACCCGCAGCGCATCCACAGCCCGAGCGCCGCGTTCGAGGCGGCGACGATCTTCGGGTGTGTGTGGGCGCTGTCGTCGATGACGAACCAGGGCATCGGGTGAGCTCCTTAGACGAGGGCGATCTGACCCTCGGGAACCGAGGACGTGCGGGCGGTGCGGGGCCGCGGCGGCGCGGCCGCGGGGGCGGGGCACTGGTGGTCGATCACGTGGGGGTGCGGGCAGGCGGCCCGGTGACTCGGGCCGGACCACAGCAGGTCGGGCCCGTCTGACCGGTGTCGCAGACACCAGTCGAGGCGGTTCGGCTCGCGCAGCTCGGCGGCCGCGGCCGCGGTCAACTCGGCGACGTCGGCGGTCACGTCCAGTGCCGCGCGACGTCCGACGAGCTGCCGCAGAACCGTTTGGCCGCAGCGGCACCGCGTACGGCGGGCGCCGAGGCTGCTGCGCGAGGGCCGGGTCATCCGTACTGCTCGACCCGTGTGCCGTGCCGCTTGCGGTCGAGGTGCGCCTGATACTCCGACTCGCTCGGATGCTCGGCGAGGGCCTCGGCGACGGCGTCCTCGGCGTCGTGCGCGCCGGGGCCGAGCTCGTCCAAGGTCTGATCCATCTTGCGGCGGCGCATCATGGCGCGCATGACCTCGGCGACGAGGTGCGCCTGTTGGTCGTCCTGCGCGACCTCGGCGAGCGTGATCCGCAATTTCACCTGCGGGTCTTTGTCCTCGCCGTCCGCGTGCCCGGTGTACGAGGTACTGCGGAGCTGCACGATCGCGAACACCGACGTACCGGGCCGCTCGAACAACCCGCGCCGCTGCTCGGCGGTGAGCGCGGCGTGCAGGAACGCCGAACCGCTGTCGATCTTCACCTCGACGTCGGTGTCGCTGTCGATCCTCGGCATGGGGGTCACTTCCTCTTCTTGCTGGCTTGCTGAATCCGGCGGGCCGACCGCAGCGCGGCCGCCTTCCGCACGCGGGAGTTGGGGCACTCGTCGCGCATGTGCCGCTCGGCCCGGATCACGAGCGACTCGACCGCCTCGTAACCGACGGCGTCCTCGGGCGGGAGCCCGCACGAGCACGCGAAGTCGGCGGCCGCGAGGGTCTTCGCCTTCGCGTGATCAAGTCGCACCCGCAGCCCGTATCCCGGGTCGGGGCCGCAGATCGTCGGGCCGATGCCGCTCACGGCTGCGGCATCCCGAGTACGACGCGCTGCCGGGTCATGTCGGGCCATGCGACGACCGACAGCCGCTCGCGCTGCGCCTTCGGCATGCTGAACAGCGGGGCCCGGTAGGCGTCGTGACCGGCGGCGCGTAGCCACCACGCGTCGCACTGGTCGCCGCCCTTGTCGTCGGCGAACTCGGCGCCGGCCGCGAGGTACGCGGCCGCGGCCAACTGCGCTTTGTCGGCGTTGCCCTTGTCGCACGCGAACTGTTTGAGCGTCGCCGGGGGCACGTACGCGTACGGCACGTCGGTGTCGAGCAGCGCGCCGACGACGACGCCGTGCAACTTCCCGATGATCTTGAGGGCGGCCGCGTGCATCTTGGTCGGCAGATCCTCGATCACGGCGAGGTGCGGCCGGTGCTCGGCGAGGTCGTCGGCGACCGCGTCACGGATGTGCAGCAGCCGACGGTCGGCGTCGGCCGCCCGGGTCTTGATCCGGTACGTCGTGCCGTCGGGCAGGCACACCCCCGTCGACGTGATCGACAGATCAAGGCCGATCACCCGGACGCCGGCCGGGGCCGCGATCGGGTCGGCGAGCGGCGAGAGCGCGCCCGGCGCGACGAGCCCGGCGCTCACGCCTCGCCCCCGAACTCCGGGGCGAGCGGCCCCCACAGCGCCCGCACGATGTCGAGCGACTCGGACACCGAGCCGTCGCCGCTGCGCATGATCGGCGTTCCCTGCCGGTCGAGGCTGCCGTGCCACCGCCACGACTGGTCGGTCGCATCACGCCACGACAGGGAGAGGTCCCACACGTGCCCGGTGCCGTCCGTCCACAGCTTCGCCTCGCGGTCGAGGGTGCCCGCGTGCGCGTGCAGCGGTTCCTCGGGCCGGTCGTGCTGCGGCTCGGGCTGCGGCAGGCACGGGCCGAACCCGTGCTCGGCAGCGAGCTGCGTCGAGACGAACCGCAGGATCGCGGCCGCCCGCATCTTGCACATGCCGGCGCTGTGCAGTTCGGCGACGCCGTCGGCGTCGATCGTGACGACGAGCGAGTGCTCGTCGAGGTCGACCAGCTTGATTCGCGGTGTCATGCGGGTGCCCCCTCGGTGCTCTCGGCCAACGGGCGCAGCGGCCACGCGCGGTCGACGACGGCGTTCGGATCGGTCTTGCGGAAGTGGGCTTCGAGCCCCGCGGCCTGGTCGGCGGCGAGCTCGATCTGCCGGGCGTGCAGCTCGGCGAGGGACAGCTCGGCGAAGTCGCCGTATCGCGGGCGGCGCACGGTGCGGATGCGCTCGGGCCAGTCCTCGCGCGGCATGTGCGCGAGCGTCCCGATCCGGTACGCGACCCGGGCCGCGAGCACCGCGTCGTACGCGGCGCCGTGCGCTCCCTCGTCGTCCCACGGCAGTTCGTAGACCTGCGCGAGCGTGACGAGCTGCCGGGCGCCCTGGTCTTTCGAGGGGCGCCGCCGGTACGGGTCGGCGTGCTGATCGAGCACCCTCGTGTCGATCACGTACAGCGGCGTCTCGCCGAGCCGGTCGTGCAGCGTCGGCAGCTCGTACCGGCGGCACTCGCGGTCGAGCAGCGTGAAGTCGTACGGCACGTTGTGCCCCACCACGGCGACCCCGGCGCGGGCGTACTCGGCGAGGACGTCGGAGATGTGATCGATGCCGCCCGGCGCGGGCTCACCCTTGGCGCGGGCCTCGTCCGTCGTGATGCCGTGCACGGCCGTCGCCCCGGCGGGGATCTCGACGCCGGGGTCGAGCATCCAGTCGTGAGGCTCGACCGGCTCGCCGCCGCCGAGCCCGTACGCCGCGGCGGTCACGATGCGGTCGGCCTCGACGTCGACGCCCGACGTCTCAAGGTCGAACGCGCACAGCCGCCCGAGGTGCCACTGCGTCATGCCGCACCCCCGCCCGGCTGCGCGACGGCCGGCCACGCGGTCGGCGGCTCGGCGTCCTCGACGATCTCGGCCTCGACCGCGCCGTCGGCGTCGAGCTCGTCGCCGTCCTGGTCGTCGTCCTCGACGACGCCGGTCCGCGGGTCGATCCCGGCCTCGACGTCGCGGGCGATCTGCATGAGCTGCTGCGACAGCTCGTCGGACCCGTCGCGGGCGACGTGCCCGGCCTTGTTCGCCCGGTGCCACACCTGCCGCACGTCCTCGGCCGTCGAGCAGCCGCGGGCGTCGGCGAGGTAGTCGGGCCGCTCGGCCGGGGCCGCGGCGATCGCCGGGCGGTCGAGGCTGCTCGGGTCGAGCGCGGCCGCCGTCGAGATCGGCCCCGACAGCGCGTGCCGCAGCTTGGGCAGCGACGGCACGACCATGACGACGGGGAACTGCTTCGTCTTGCCGTTCGCGACCCGCGTGCGCTGCTCGATCCACATGCGGACGGGCATCATCGACCGGCCCTCGGTCGCGGCGAGCACAATGTCGAGCCCGCCCGCCATGGCGTCGGCGGCGTAATAGCTCTTGGACTCCAGCCGCCACACGCCGAGGTCGGGCAGATCGGGCAACATCACGTTGATACGGCTCGTGGGGCGGCACACCTCGCGGGCCGACCGCAGGTGCCAGTCGTCGCCGTACTGTGCGAGGCACAAGCACGGGCGCCGGGTGAGCTGCTCGGTCTCGCCGTCGCAGCGCCGCGAGCAGCCGCCGCCCGACCACATCTCGTACGACTGCGACAGCGGGTCGCCGGCCGGGAGGATCGCCCGCAGTTCGCTCGCGTCGGTGATCACGCGGAACTGCGCGACGGATTGGTTCTGCGGTGTCCATTCCTCGACGCGGCCGCCGTACAGCTCGGCCGCCGCGGCGACGTAGTCGCGGCTGTGCGAGGACAGTACGAACGTCTTGCTCTTGACCGGGATCGGCCCGCGGTCGGGGTTCGGGTTCGGTCGGGTGTAGCCGGTGCGGATACGGCCGAGCTCGGCCGCCTGCCGCTTCATGGTCATGATGCGCGAGCCCATGCTCAGGCTGCCTTTCGTTCAGCAGACCCCGGCGCCCACGGCGGCAGGATCGAGGGGTATTCGGCCGGCGCCTCGTGCAGGTGACGGGAGCTGCGCAGCGCGCCGAGGAACGCGCGGAACACGGCGCGATCCGAGGGAAGTTCGATCAGTCGGTGCGAGCGCGGTCGCAGGTTGAGCACGGCCGTACGGCGCGGCCGCGGCGCGGGCACCTCGGAGTCGTCGGCGAGTAGCGCGACCTCGGCCCACCGGTACGCGGCGAGTTGATACGGCTGCTCGGCGTAGACCGTCGTCGCGGGCTTCTTCGCGCTCGTCTTGTAGTCGATCAACCACAGCTCGCGGCGCCCGCCCGGACTGGTCGGCAGCCACAGCCACAGATCGCCCGTACCGGCGTAGCCGTGGCGGCGGTTGAGAACGGTCGTCTCGACGGCCTCGACGTCGCGCTCGAAGTCCACGCGCCACAGCCGGAACCACTTCGCGAGCTGCACCGCGTACGGCTCGACTTCGGGGTCGGCCGGGTACGGGGCGCCGATCACGAGCGCGTGCGCACGGTGGTGCACCCGCGAGCCGAGGTCGGCGGCCCGCTCGCGGTTGCTGTTGGGCAGCGCGACGAGCTCGCGGCGCAGCTTGGTCGGCTCGGTCCGGGCACGGCGCGCGACCTCGATCGGGTTTGCGATGACGTGATCGGCGACGAGGCCGGCGCCCCACGGCACGAGCGCCGGTTTGTGGACCGACGACCCGGCCGCGTTCGTGACGCTGATCAAGTCCGGGCCCCCGGCGGGGTCGCGGTAGTAGCGACCCCGCTCGGTGGCGACGGCGTTCTTCGGGTCGGTCACGCAGCACCGCCCGGCCGGTCGGCGTTGAGCAGCGCGACGAGGTACCCGGCGAGCGCGTTCGACTCGGCCTCGACAGCGGGCTCGGGGCAGCACGCCCACAGGTCGCCGTCGCCCCGCTCGTGCTCGGGGTCCGGGCAGACCGGAGCGATCCCGGTCGGGCCGTCGGTGCCGTCGGTCGTGTACGCCGCACGCCACTCGGGCCACGCGTCGCCGCACATGAGCTTGAGGGACTCGTGCGCGGCGCGGCGGGTGTCGTCGAGCCGGGTCACGCGGCCTCACCGCCCTCGGCGAGGGAGCCCGCGAACAGATCGGCGTCGCGCTTCGTCGGCAGCGACTTGGACCGGCGGCGGCCGTCCTGCTGCCACCGCACCCGCCACCCGGAATCGGTCGCCTCGGTACGGATCGACGTCGCGGGGGCGGCCGCCTCGCCGCTGTCCTCGACGGCCCCCTCGGCGGGAATGCCGCGCTCGGTGCGGAACTCGGCGATCGCGGTCTCGCAGCACACCGGTTCGCCCTCGACGCTGTGCTCGTCGAGCCGCGACCGTGCGTCGGCCGCCTCGGCTGCGGTGAGCACCTCCCACCCGAGCCCGCAGTGCGAGCACTCGTGACGGGTGTCGTACCGGACGATCGCGGCCTCGACGTTGTCGACGTGCCGCCCGATCGCCGTCGCGATCTCCTCGCACCGCTCGCGGTACGCGGCCGCCGGGTCGCCGCTCATGCGCTCGTCGGGGATCGTGAACGGCCCGCAGTAGCCGAGCGCGCGGGGCGTCACCTCGACGCGGAAGTTCTCGCGGATGGTCACCTTCACGCGGCCGCACCGCCCTCGGTGCGCTGCGTCGGGACGGGCTTCGGCACGGCGATCCTCCGCAGCGCCTCGGCGAGCCGAAGCACTTGCGCGCCGTACACCGGGATCTTCGTGCTCGTTGCGTCGACCAGGTCGGCGACGAGGGACTCGAACCGCAGCTCGCCCGGCCGCTGCACCTCGTACGGGTCGGTCGGCTGCGCCTCGGCGAGCTCGTCGAGGCGGTCGCCGTACTCGTCGGTGAGCAGCAGCTCGACGACGTCGTGCACAACGCTCTCGACGAACGAGGCGACGTCGAGCGTCGCACCGGCCGGGATCGCCTCGGCGTACAGGCGGAACGGGCCGTCAACGGGCATGCGCTGCTCAGACATTGGCCACCGCCCGGCGCACCTCGACGAGCACGGGGTCGCCGTCGACGACGGCAGCGTGCACGAGGATCGGGACGGTCGAGCCGTTGGCGCGGGTCGGGGTGGCGGTGCGCAGCGTCCACAGCGCGGCGCCGTCCGAGCTCGGCCCGCGGTGCACATCTCCGCCGAGGGCGTACACCCACGCGGCGAGGTCGTCGACGTCGTCGACGATGACGTGCACAGCGTCGGGGCGGGCGACGAGCGTCGGGGCGGGCAGCGAAAGGTATGCGAGGGCGACCTCGACGGCGAGCCGGTTGTCGCTCGTCTTCGCGGGGTCGCGGTGGGGCAGTTGGGTAATCTGTGCGATCACGGCGATCGCCTCACAATCTGTTCCGTGGTGAGGGGTGAGCCGAGGGGTCGTGTTCGGAGGCCAGTCCGAAGCGGCCCCGACGTGCGTCTAGGCGGTGGCAGCGAGCTCGGTCTGTTCGGCGTGCCACGCCTCGCACTTCGCGAGGGAGAAGCGGCGGCCGCGGCCCGCGAACGGCTCGGTCGGCATGCCCGCCTCGATCCACCGGAGGATTTGCCAGTCAGAGACGCCGTAGTACGTCTCGATCTCGCGCTGAGTCAGCAGCGGGACGAGTCCGGCGGGCAGCGTTGTGACGCGGTCAGTCTTCTTCGGCATCTGCCCTTGACCTTTCTACTGTCACAGTCAAATCTGTGGGCATGGCTGTTGGCATGGCAAAGAGGTCTTGCAACGGGGTAGGGGTACGCCTGTGCAGCGCTTCGACGATGACCCACGCCGTCCGCCAGTCGCAGCGGCTACGGGCAGACGACCCGCGCCCCGCGAGGCGTCCGACGGTGGCGCTACTTACGCCCCTGCCCTGCGGGTCGACCCGGCGGGTCGCGTCGGCAAGTCCAGTGATGGACAGACCGGCGGCCCGCATGGCGTCCCGCAATGGCTGACCGTCACCCTTGCGTTGCAGCTTTGGCATGTTGACCTCGTGCCGGGTGGTGTTCGTGCGTCGCTCCAGAACCGGGGCGATGTGACGTTTTTACAGTCACAGTCACAACCCCGTCAAGGCGGAACGCCCGAGGCTCGCCGAGAAACCGGCAGGTAGCCTGCGAGATTCGAGCAAATGTTCTACTGTTGGCCTCACGCACACCGAGGCAGCACGCGGCGGGGAGGCCGCGCCGCTGTCTAAAGAACGGGCCATAACCGCGCCGGGCTTCTACTTTCGCTTGCGAAAAGTAGAAGGTGGGCGGCAGTCTTATGCCCGTGGACGAGACGAACAACGAGACATTCGCGCAGGTACTCGCAGAGCTGCTGACCACGTACAAGGTCAACGGCAGCGACGTCGCGCGCGCGATCGGCGCGTCTCCGTCCACGGTGAGCACCTGGCTTGCCGACAAGCGCACACCGCGGGATGACGCGATCCGCAAGATCGCCGAGGCGTACCCGAAGTACACCGTGCAGCGCCTCACGGCGGCCGCCGGCCGCAAGGCGCCGGCACCCCTCAGCCCCGACGCGCGGCAGCGCATCCTCGACGTCTTCGACCGGCTCACCGAAGAGCAGCAGCAGATCTTGACGATCCAGGCGACGGCCCTCGCCGACAGCAATCGTCATTCGTCGTAGCCCACCCCCGTACAACCATCTGCCCAGGTCGCGGGTCTACGCTCAAACGGAGTCGCTCACTCAAAGTGAGGCCGCAACCACAAAAGTGGCTCTAAGTACGTGCATCTTCCACGCGTAGGCGCTACCTTCGATCGAACAAGTGTGCCCGAGTCCTCCCCCTCTGGCATATGACTAACCGCCATGCCATCGGGGGAGCCCATGTGTATCTGTGTCCGGTACGCACCGCGCCGTGAGCTCGACGAGCCATACGACGCCGCCCGGGGCCTGATCACCATCCCGAGCGAACTGCGCGACGACCGATACGCGCTCCGCGCGGTCCGCGCCGTACTGGCCGAACTCTGCATCCCCCAGGAAGAGCACGGTGCACTCTGCTGGTGCGGAGAGCCGATACGGCTCCCCCGCGTTCCGCAGCAGCGACAGAACGCAGAGGTGATCAACAGTGACGCGTAAGACTCTGGCCGCGACGAGGCCGAGCAACGCCACGGGAGGCACGAGGCGCCGCCATGCCTCGTAGAGCAGCGAACAACCCCCGACAGCTCAGGTCGAAGTCGTGCGGCTGTGCCCCGTGCATGGAGGCGTATCCGCCCGACGAGCACGGCGAGCGCAAGCGCCGGCGCGACTGCGTCGGCTCGTGGCAGGCCCGATACCGCGACCCGGCGGGCAAGCAGAAGGCGAAGAACTTCACGAAGAAGAGCGAGGCCGACGACTTCCTCGACGACGTCCGGACCCGCGTACGGCGCCGCACGTACAACGACCCGGTGCGCGGCGAGATCAGCCTCTCGGACTGGTGGGACCTGTGGTGGCCGAGCCAGCCGAAGAAGGCGGTCACGACCACGAACCGGAAGCTGTCGAACTGGTCCGTCCACATAAAGCCGAAGTGGGGCAAGTGGCGGTTGTGCGACCTCGAATACATCGAGTTGCAGAACTGGCTCACGAACGAGGTGAAGGGGTACCACACGCGGAAGAAGTGCTTGGAGCTCTTGAACATGATGCTCCGCGGCGCCGTCAAGGACGGCAAGCGCATCGCGTTCAACCCGGCCGCCGAGGTCGACATCGAGTCGGCGCCGAAGAAGCACGCCGACGACGTACGGCCGCCGACCAAGGAACAGTGCGCGCTCATCCGTCAGCACGTCCCGATGTACTACCAACCGCTCGTGATCTTCCTCGAAGAGACCGGGCTGCGGTGGGGCGAGGCGACCGGCCTGCGCTGGGAAAACGTCGACCTCGACGCTCAGCACTTCAAGGTGAAGGAGGTGCTCAGCGAGGACAACGGGAAGCTGTTCCGGAAGGCAGCGCCGAAGAGCGTCGCGGGGTTCCGTACCGTCCCGCTCACCCCGGCCGCAGCCGACGCGATCCGCGTCATGGTCAAGCGGTGGCGGCCCCGGGAGACGGTGACGCCGATCGGAGAGGACCCGTACGACCTCGCCTCGGATGAGCTCGTGTTCCGCGGCCCGCAGGGCGGGGTACTCACGCGGCACAACTTCCGCCGCAATTGGGTGCCCGCAATCCAGGCGGCCGGCCTCGCACGCGAGGTGACGAACCCGGAGACCGGGCGAACCGAGTGGTGGCCGCGGGTGCACGATCTGCGGCACGTGTTCGCGACGTGGCTCAAGGACCTCGGCATTGACGAGAAGGACACGCAGACGGTCATGGGCCATGATCGAGGGTCCAAGGTGACATGGATCTACCAGCACTCGCCCGAGGACGTCGCGGCGAAGGTCCGGGCGGTCATGGCGCCGGAGACGGCGGGTGTTCGAATGCTCAAGGCCGTATGACAGCCAGAGTCCACATAGAGTCCACAAACCCCCCTCGACGAGTCTCGGCGAGACTCGGAAGAACAGAAAACTGCACGTCAGAGCCCTTGTCAGGGGCACTCGGTGAGTCTCGGCGAGTCCCGGCGAGACGGGAAAACGATCTACGTTTTACCTCCTAAAGCGGGTGTCGCAGGTTCGAATCCTGCCGGGGGCACTGACTGCATAGCAGGTCAGAGCACATGTGAGGCCCCTCGTTCGTTCGAACGGGGGGCCTCTCTGCTACCCAGAGTCCACATAGAGTCCACAACCCCTAGTGATCATGAAACCGCGCCGCTAACTGTGCCTGCACGGGGCGTCTCGTTCTGTCTCAGAGGCTTCGGTGCCTCGGCTCAGACTCACGCGCCTACGTCCCGCAGGGCACCCCTACAGCCCTCGCACGAGGCATGGGGCAGTCTGCCCTTCCGCCATGGGTCCGGGGCTGCTGGCAGGCTCCAACTAGGCCCGTCAGCGGCGTTTTCAAGCCAATTTCGTTGACCGTCCGGCTCGACGCTGACGCCGACCCGACGTACCCCCATGGGCGCCACCGGGGCGACCGCTCCCGGCATGCGGAAGGCCCCGACCGCATGGTCGGGGCCTTCCGAGGGGTGCGGGTCTACCAGCCATGTTCCGTGAGCACGGTGCCCGCGAGGTAGCCGTGCAGCCCGGCGGCCGGGTACTCGATAACGTCCTCGGGCAGGTCGTGCACCGACTGCCACCGCAGGTCGAGACACTTCTCGGGCTCGCGGTTGGTCGGCTCTCCCTGCCATTCGGTCGCCAGGAAGAACACGCCGATGCGCTCGATCTCGTCCGACTGCCGGTGGTGCACGGTGTGCACCTGCCGCAGGTGGGCCGGATCGACGGTGACGCCCGTTTCTTCGTACAGCTCGCGGGCCGCGCCGACGGTGAGCGGTTCGCCGGCGTCGAGCTTGCCACTTGGCAGGTGCCAGCGTCCGTATCCGTACGGGCCGCCACGCTGCGACATGAGGATCTTGTCGCCGTCCCGCAGGATCACGTGCGTGTCGACGACGGGCGTTGCGAGGGTCATGAGGTCACCGTGTGCTTGTCGGGGCTCGTGTCGTCTCCGACGCTAGCGGGAGCGGGGCCCAGTGAGGCCAGAATTCGCGCAGCAGCCTCCCGAGGGGTGGCCGTGTCGGTGTTGACGCTGACGACGGGTACGCCCATCCGTTCGAGAACGGCGGCCGCGTGCCGGTAGAGCTCGACCTCGCGCGCCGGGATGCTCGGGTCCCGCTCGAACCGGTGGTGTGCGCCTCGGCCGGTGAGACGGTCGGTGATGGTCCCCGGGGCGGCCGTCAGCAGCACGGCCACGTCGGGCAGCACAATGTCGGCGTTCAGGTCCAGAAGGAACCGTTCCGGGACGCCGTCGAGCCGCTGCACGACGAGCGTTGAGGCGAGGTACCGGTCGCAGACGACGGTGTCGCCGGCGTCGAGGCGGGGCCGTATCTCGGTGTTGATGTGGTCGTACCGGTCGGCGGCGACGAGGCAGGCGAGCGCGTGCCCGCTGATCTGGTCCGCGTGTCCCCGGGTGAACTGTCCGAGGGGGCTCGTCGACGGTTCGGTCGTGGTGTGGACGTGTTCGCCTTGGTCGCGCAGCAGCCCGGCGAGGGCGGCGACAGTGGTCGACTTCCCGACGCCGCCGGGGCCGTCGAGGGTGATGAACCGGCCGGCGGTCATGCGGCCACCCCCGGGCGGCGGGTGCGGTCGTGCTGCTCGCGGGTGAGGGTGGCGAGGGTGGCCCGCAGCTTGGGCAGGGGCACCTCGCCGAAGCGGATACCGACGCTGAAATTGAACTCGTCGCGGGCGCGCATGGATTCGTCGGCGCCGTCGTCGGTGAGGTCGACGTCTGCGTACGCGAGCATCTGCTCGGGGTCGTGGCCGGCGCTGAGGAGTTTCTGCCACACGGGCGTGCCGGGGTAGGGGCGGAACTCGAAGACGGACGCGCGGAAGGTGCCCGGGTTCTGGTCGGCGAGGTCCCACAGGTTGTGGATGTGGCGCACGGTGGCGTCGAGGTCTTCGCGCTGCTCGCCGGGGTAGCCGAGGATGAAGTACCCCTTCACGTTGATGCCGCGTTCGAGCAGCCGGTGCGTGACGCTCTCGGTCATGTCGGCCGTGATGCGCTTGTCCATGTCGCGCAGGATGCGGTCGCTTCCCGACTCGATTCCGAGGGCGACCTCGCGCAGCCCGTTGCGGGCGAGGGTGTCGAGCATGTCGTCGTCGGCCCGGTGCAGGACGTTGATGCGGCCGGTCGCGTCCCACACGAACCGCTCGCCGATGCGGTGATCGGTGAACGCCTGCATGGCGGGCTTGATGACCCGGGCGGCGCCGAGGAACAGGTCGTCGACGAACCGGAACGCGGTCGCCTTGTGCTCGTCGTGCAGCGCTTCGAGCTCGGCGACGATGTTCTCGGGCGAGCGCGTGCGGATCTTGATATCGGGGTTCGCGGAGACGGCGGCGCCGCAGAACCCGCAGTCGTATGGGCAGCCCCTCGACCCGACGATGTTCGCCTCGATCCGCCCGTCGTCGGCGAGGTAGGGGTCTTGGGGGAGGTACCGGCGGTCGACGAACGGCAGCTCGTCAATGGCCGGTGCGAGGTGCTGCGCGCTCGTTCCCTTGGGCGCGATGCCGGCGCCGTTCGTGCCGAGCAGCGGGTCGCGCCACATCACGCCGGGCAGCTCGGCGCGTCGCTTCACGTCGTCGAGCAGCGCGGCGACGCGGGTCTCGCCCTCGCCCAGGATCAGGGCCCGCAGTCGGCGCATGCGCGGGTCGGCGAGGATGCGGTCGGGCATCGCCTTCGCCTGGTGACCGCCGACCATGAGGTCGATCTCGTCGTCGAGCCCGGCCGCGATCCGGGCCGACAGCTCGTATGTGGGGGCAAGCAGGTTCATCCCCACCCAGCGAGGCCGAATCGCGTTGATCGTTCTCACCGTGGCGTCGATGCCGAGTCCGTGCGCCTCGGCGTCGAGCACGCCGACGTTGAACCCGGCCCGGTGCGCGTACGTCGCGATGTACGCCATCCCGAGGACGGGCAGGGTGTAGTCGTTCACGCGGGGCCGTTGGCTGTAGTCGCGCAACGGCGCGTTGACGAACAGCGCGTCGAGCTGCCGGGAGGTGTCGCCCCCGGCGATCAGGTCAGTCGAGGGGCGGGGCGGCGTGCTGATCTGTTCGGGCATGGGTCCCCCACGTCAAGGTGAACAGGGTCAGGGCATGCAGGCATGTGCGGTCGTGGCCGGTGAAGCTGTGCCACTGCGCGGCGAACGCGCGCTCTGCGTCTGGCAGTTGCAGGGACGGCGCGGCACGGCCGGCCCAGGTGCGCACGGCGAGGTCGCTGTGCGGGTAGACGGAGAAGTCGCCGGTCACGTCGGCGGCGGCGGCCGACGCCGTCCACGGGCCGATGCGGTGTACGGACGCGAGCGCCTTCACGAGGTCGTCGGGGCCGACCTCACGCCACTCTGCGGCGTGTTCGAGGTACGCCTCGGCGGCGGCGCGCAGCGCGGGCCGGTGAAACTTCGTACCGGCTTCGGCGAACGCCTCGTCGGGCAGGTCGAGCACGGTCTCGGGTGCGGGTGCGAGTGACAGCGGACCGACCGGCGTGTCGACGGTGCGACCGTGCAGTCGGCACCACTGCCGGTACACCTTCCGTGCCTGCGCAGCCCGTACCACCTGCCGCAGAATCGCTGTCGTGATCGCGTCCCACAGCGAGGGGTTCGGGAGTCGGTGCACCGGTCCCAACGCCGCGAGCTGCTGCACCAGGGCGGCCGCCGCAGGTGCCGAGGGCAGATCTTCGGGCGAGGTGACCGAGACGGACGGCGGGGCGGTTGTGGAATCGCCAACCGCGAGCAGTCGCAGCTCGCCCTCGCGGTAGAGCGCCAGCCACGACGTGCCGTCGTGCTCGACGAGGCGTACGGGAGCGCCGTCGGCGCCGGTTTGCCATGCGGGGTGATCGACGGTGAGAGTGATCGCGCTGTTCATCTACGTCGCTCCGGGGGTGTGCCGCAGCATGAGGCCGCGGTCGGCTGGTTGGTCGGCGTCCATCGTGTCCTTTCGCCGGGGCGCTTTGGCGGCGTTCTGTGGCGTCCCGCCCGCCGAGGGATAGAACGCACCTAGTGGTGGGCGGGAGTCTGGGAGCCCTACGGGGGCGGGGAGGCAGCGGCAGCGGCCTTGACGCCGGAGGCGTATGCGTCGGTCTTGAACTCGCACCACACGGTTTTGCCGATGCGCGGGTGAGGGTCGACGCCCCACTCGTCGGACAGTTCCTTGACCAGGAGCAGCCCGCGGCCGTGCTCGACGGTATGGCGGACTTCGCAGATGCGGCAGACGCGCGGCCTGCCCGCGCCGAAGTCGTACACCTCGATACGGACACTCGCGGTGTCGGCGATCAGCCGGACGCGGAACGAGTGATCGCGGGAACCGTGCTGTACGGCGTTGGTCGCCAACTCCGAGGCACAGACGAGAATTTCGTCGAGCCGGTCGTGTGCCGTTCCGAGCTGCCTCAACTGCCCGATGATGAAAGCTCGTGCCGCTCCCGGGGCCTCGGGGGTGGGGGCGTGGACGATTTCGGCGTTGTGCGACTCAGCCATGACGCCCCCTCATGATGCCGACGGCGAGGACGAATGCGAGGGCGGAAAGGCACGTGAGATACGTGATCTGACGCCGCAGGTCCCGGCGCATCAGCTCACCCCGCAAAGGTCGAGCAGCAGTCGGCGCGGCTTTCGGTGTCGGCCGGCGCCCGCGTACGGGCGAGAGCGAGCGCTCCGTGCCGGTACCGGGGGCGGCGCCGGGTTGCGGACCGGAAGCGGATAGACGCACAGCGCGTATCGCGCGTCGTAGTCGGTGACGACGAGCTGAAAGGGGTGTCCACTGGCGAGGGCACGCAGGATGTCGTCGTATCGCTCAGCGCTGTCGGACCACGCGCGCAGGTCGTCGTCGGGACGCGGGCAGCCGCGGCCGAAGTCGGTCACGCGCGCCCCTCCGAGGTACGGCTCGGCCGGGCCCGGGGACAGCAACCGGGCGTAGCGGCGCGCAGTGCTGCGGGCCCAACGGGCGGCGAGCCGGGGCGTAACGGCGCGGTAGGTGGCGAGGGTGATCTCGCGACCGTTGTCGGCGAGTCCCTCGGCGACAACCTCGCACCGGTAGGCGTGTCGTGTTGGCACTGTCGGACCTCCGCGGCCGGTCCTGCTGTGGGGAATGCTTCGTTTGGGGCCCCGCCTCGCCGGCCGCTCGTTCTTCGGTCGGCGAGGCGGAGCAAACGGGCCGCCCGGCGGGAGTCACGGGGGTTCCTCGACCGCCGGGCGACCCTGCTTAGGGGAGCCGCTGCGTACTGCGGCCCCTGTATGGCTTGTCGGTCACCGTGGCGAGCCCGAAGTACAGCCGGTCGCCGTTCGCCGCCGCTTCGAGGTACTCGTCGACCTCGTCGCGCGTCGCGGTCGACGACAGCTCGTCGAGCCCGACGATCACCAGCACCCGCCCGAGACCCTGAATCGCTGCGGCCCATTGGGAATGGCACTGCGGCAGGCGCAGCGCATACGGGCAGTCGTTGAAGTGCAGCATCATGCCGCCGGAACGCACGGTGACCCGTTCGCCGACGTCCGGCAGTCCCGACGAGGCAGGGGCAGCGTCCAGAGCAGCGGCAACGCTGAGCATCTGCTGCTCGACCTCGGCGGGGTCAACGGGGCCGAACCGCGTTGCCGGATAGCTGAGCAACAGCGGGGAGAACACCCGATTGTCGCGGGTGTGGTCGAGCCATGTGCGGACGTCGAGCGACGCGATCAGACCGGCCGACAAGGCGGTCAGCGGCACGAGTGTGGTCGCAGTGGTCATCTATCCGCCCTCGTCTCGTCGCCGCGCACCGGGTCGGCCGTGAGCCCGCCGGGCTCGTCGACGTCCGCCTCGGTCGGCGCGGACGTGTCGGCGAGCCCGGCGGCCGCGTCGGCGAGGTTCGCCCGACGGGCGCGGTCTTGAGCGGAGCGGCGAGGGAACTGCCGCGGCGGTGCTGCGTGTTGAGTCGTCATGCGCCCTCATCCCCTGATGCGGTCTGCTCGGGCTCGGCATCGGTCACGAAGCGGCCGAGTTCGGCGTGCAGGGTGGTCGCCTCGTCGTGCGTGAGGACGAGGTCACCGTCGCCGACGTGGATGCCGTCGCTCAGTACCCACAGCGGGAGCGCGACGCGCCCCGCTCCGGTCTGCCGTAAGGGTCGACCCGGAAGACGTTCGATCCGGACGCCCTGCTTGGGATTCGCGGTCTTGCCCGCGCTCTGTCGCCGCTGCGTCGCCGTCATGTAACGGACCGTAGGGGGCACATAAGGAAGCGACCCGGAAGAAACTTCCGGGTCGCCTGGGGTTCCGGGTTACGGACGGCTCGTCAACTAGGCGAGCACGCCCACGTGTTCGGCGATTTTGTGCAGCTCAGTGCGCATGTGCGGGCGCGGCCGCTTCATGAGCGTCTGCACGGCTTCCCGGACGAGCGGGAAGTACCGAATCTCTTCCGGTGACGCTTCCATGATCTGTCGAAGCATGTGCAGCGTGGCGTACTGGTCGCCGTTGAGGCGGTTCGCATGCATCACCTCGACCAGGTACCGAGTCGTACGTTCCAGCGGCAGCACGCCGCCCGGCTCGGGCACGTCGACGTCGTCGGCGAGCCGCAACGCCTCAGAGATATCGCCCTCTTCGGCTGCGAGGTGCACCCCGTGCATGCTCACGTTCGTCGGCCCGAACGAGGTGTGGAAGTCGTTCCGGTCGACGCCGAGCCGGTCGGCGACCGAGTCGGCCCCGCGCAGCAGATCCCACGCCGCCGGCGCCTTGCTGTGCCGCACGGCCGCGATGACCCCGGCGAGGTGCAGCGCGCCGTACGCCGACAGATGCTCGGGCGTCGCGTCGTCGCCGGGGCGGCAATGCGCGATCGTCTCGCGGGCGAGGTCGAGCGAGTCGCCGACTTCCCCGGAGCTCGTGAGGATGCCGCAGACGTTCCACGCGGCGGCCGCGATCAGCGCCGGGTCGCCGGTCTGGTCTGCGATCTGCATCGCGCGGTCGGCGGCGCGCAGCGACAGCTTTCGCTCACCGACCCGCCGCAGGAACACTTGGTGCAGGTGCAGCAGCGACACGAGCGCGCGAGTCGCGGCGAGCTCGTCCTCGCCGGTCGTCTGCCGCAGTGTCGAGTACGCCTCGGCGAGCAGTCCGGGCAACATCTCGCCGACCGGCGCGTACCGCTCGGTCTCGTTCTCGTAGATGCCCCACGCTTCGACGACCCGCTCGGCGAGTTGCTGCCCGGTGAGCGCGTCGCCGGGCAGCCCGATACCGAGCAGCGACGGCGGGGTGTTGAGCGCCCGCCTGATGTTCGGCACCGACGGGTGTTCGTCGGCGCCGAGGGAGAGATCGACAGCCGTACCGCCGACGAGATCGCCGACGTTGGTGAGGCCGAACTCGCGGGCGAGTCGGGTGAGCATTGCGAGCGAGTCGATCCCGATCACGTTGCGCTCAACCTTGCTAAGCCAGTCTTCGGACCGTCCGACGAGTCCGGCGACCGCGGCTTGTGTGCGCCCGGTCTTCGTCCGGTAGTACCTGATCCGCTCCCCGGTGGTCATGCCTGTTGGATTGATCATGGATTCCCCTTGATGGGTGAGAGCACTCAATGACCAGCGTACGACCGTGCGTTGTCGGCTGTATCGGTCATACTGGTGACTCACTCCCTTCAGGGAGCACTCACGGCCTCGTCGACTCGTTCTCGGCGAGGCCGCTCCCTTGCCTGTGACCAGGGCAGACACGACGAAAGCGCCCCTGCCCGGCCGTGAGGCCAGACAGGGGCGCAAGTTTCATGAGCGGCGGCGTTCCGCGGGTAGCCCGAGGACGTTCGGGCTCGGCGCGGGGTCGTCGGGTGGTGGTGCGGAATCCTTCCTGCATATCAGGGCGTCGGGGTCGTACTCGGGTGCTTGGAGCGAGTAGCCGTCGGGGCATGTCTGCCCGTCCTTGCCGTCGCGGCCGTCGGCGCCGTTCTTGCCGTCCTTCCCATCCTTCCCTGCCTCGCCGGGCGGACCGGCGGGACCAGGCGGGCCGGGCCCGCCTGCCGAGCCGTCGGCACCGTCCGAGCCTGCGGCCCCGTCGTCGCCGTTGGCGCCGTTGCGCCCGTCGACTCCGTTGCGCCCGTCCTCGCCGTCCTTGCCGGGTGGTCCCTTCGGGCCGCGGCCGCCTTCCTTGCCGGGGGCGCCCGGCACGGTCTCGACGCGATCCGGCAGATCCTCGACCGCCCGCGAGGGGTCCGGCGCCGCTGGGGTGCCGCCCTCGGCCTTGACTTGCTCGCGCAGCACCCGCACGTCGGTCGCGAGGGTGGTCACTGCGTCGCCGCGCCGAGCAGCCTCGGCGCCGAGCCGGTCGGCCCTGCGTGCTTCGGCGTCGATCCGCAGCCACACGAGCAGTACCGCACCGGCCAGGACGAGCAGCACCGCGGCGAGCATGAGTGAGCGCCACCGCCGCGCGAGCAACGGCTGCGCATGGCGTCTGGTCACGTCGGGGCCCCTCCGAGTTCCGTGATCCGTGCGCGCAGCCGCTCGTTCTCGGCCCGGAGAATCGTGATCTCGGCCCGCTTCTCCGCGTTGTCCGTGTGCGCGGCAGACAGCTCGCGGTACGCCTCGGCGAGCCGCTGCTCGTTCTCCGCGAGCTTCGCCTGTGCCTTGTCCCGCTCCTCTTGCAGGTTGTCGACGAGCGCCCCGTATCCGCCGATGACCGCGCCGGATTGCGCGGCCCTGTTCTCGCCCCGCTTGCCCACGAGAGCGCCGACAGCCGTTGCGAGCCCGACGAGGATCGTGCCGACCGCGCCGAGCGTCGCGACGTCCACGTGCGCCCCTCCTGGTCAGTGCATGAGCGATCCGTGCGTCAGATCAGACGGACGGGAGACGAGGGGTGTCGGGAGCGGCGACCTTTTCCGTGATGCCGGGGCCGTCGGTGCCGCCGCTCGTCACGATCGCGGTGAGCAGCGCGAGCACGGCCGCGAGCCCGCCGACCGAGAACGCGCCGCCCCAATCGACGTCGACGATCCCGAGCCCGTCGCCGCCGGCCACGCCGAGCACGGCTTGCGCGAAGGTGCGGATCATGCGCTCGACGGTGGCTTTCCAGAATGCTCCGGTGAACATGCTTGTTCCCCTTCGGTGTTGTGGGCGTGCGCCCGTGGATGGCTGCCTACTTGGCGGGGATCTTGAGCTTCTGGCCCGGGGTGATCGCGGCCGGGTCCTTGAGCCCGTTGAGCTTGGCGATCTCGGTGTTCCGGGCACCGGCGCCGAGCTTGGCCGCTGCGATCGACCACAGCGTGTCGCCCTTGCGCACGGTGTACGTGCCGCCGGTGTTCCCGCCGCCGGTCCCGCCGGGCGACCAGGTCGCCGGGTGCTTGAGCCGCTCGGCGACGCGCTTGCGGATCGCGTCCATCGTGAGCGCGGTGCCGCCCTTCTTCCCGATCGGGCCGCGCGGGTCGATCTTGCCGGGCTGCCACTCCTTGTGGCCGATGACCGACGTCGAGCCGTCCTTGCCCCACCCGTGGCGGCGCAGGATGCCGGCCGTCGCGCGCACGATCGCCTCGACTTGCGCCTCGGGCCACGGGTCCGAGTTGTTGCCGAGGTTCACGCACTCGAAGCCGTAGAATCTCGAATTGCCGTCCGTGTTCGCCTCGTTGACCTTCGGCAGAGAGCTCTCGGCGATCACGGCGCGCAGCACGTCGTCGTCGCCCAACCCGGCATGATTCGCCCGGCCGTACCCGACGACGTGCACGACGCCCGCCTTGTCGATCACGCCGTGACACAGCGGGCCCGGCAGCGTCATGTACCCGTTGCGGCAGATGTTGATCGAGTTCTGCGTGCCCTCGGTGACCGTGTGATGCACCATCACGCCGTGCACCGGCCCCCACGAGCCGTGGCCCGCCCGGTTGTGGTGCTTGGCGTCGCCGACGACCTTGACGGTCACGCCCTCGTCGCGCATCGCGTCGAGGAACGCCTCGAACGACAGCGGTTTTGCCATGGTGGGCCCCTTTCCGGGCATGAAGAAACGCCCGGCGCGGTGCTGCGCGGGGCGTGCGGGTGAGCGGGTACGGGCGGCGTTCTACGGGGTGCCGGCGTCGTACGGTGAGAGGGTTTCGTTCGCGGCCGTCGAGGTGACGGTGCCTTGACCGAGCCAGTCGTTACCCCATCGGCGGATGTTGGTCGGGGCGGCCGTGCACGTGTAGACCGAGGCGGCCTCGGTGCCGCTGCCCCACTTGCGGTAGGTGTTGTTCGTGATCGTGATCCGATCGCCACTGGTCGAGAGCCGGATGCCCTGCGCGGTGCTGTCGCCGCGTCCGGCGCCCCGCAGGTAGTTGCCGGTCAGCTTGAGATCGGTGTTCGACCAGGCCCAGAACCCATGCGACTTGCAGTCGCTCGCGTTGTTGTCGGCGACGGTGAGCCGGGCGCCGCCGTTGCTCGTGAAGAACGAGCCGCCGCAGGTGGTGATGTGGTTGCCGGACAGCACGCCGTCCGCGCAGTTCTCGGTCGACAGCGCCGTTCCGCCGATGTCCGTGAACGTGTTCGCGGTCGCGGTGAACCGCTCGGTGTGCACGGCGCGAATGCCGTTCTCCGAACCGCCCACGGTGGCGACGGTGTTGCCGGTGATCGTGACGTGCCGCCACTTCCCGGACGCTTCGCCCTCGACAAAGATCGCGTCGTTGAACGCGCCGATGTTCCGGAACGTGTTGCCTTCGACCACGAGGCCCGAACCGGCCTGTGACGAGGCGCGGTCGACGCCGCCCATGTCCCGGCGGTCCGCGGCCTTCGAGCTGTCGAGGGTGCGGGCCCAGACCCCGGCGCCCATGTTCACGACGGTGTTGCCGGAGATGATCGAGTCATCCCAGATGTACGGCTTCACCGCGTACTGCGCGCCGCCCTCGAAGGTGTTGTTCGCGACCTTGATGCGGCGGTGCCACACGCCCCACGCCGCCGAGTGCGAGCCGACCCCGGCCGGCCACGCGACGGTGCCCGCGGTGCCCGAGGGGCCGACGTAGCAGTCGCGCATGACGACGTCCTCGCACGGGGTGCCGTCGTACGGGCCGAACCCGCCGAACACGGACACGCGAAAGGCCCCGTCGATCTGCACCGCTTCGGAGAAGTCGCGGCCGCCGGTGTCGAGGTAGCCGCGGAACGAGCAGCCGATCACGCGCCCGTTCTTCGTGCTGTTCAACTCGATCGCGTGGTACCCGCCCACGTCCCGGATCTCAAGATCGCGGATCGTGACGTTCCTGGCGTGCCCGATGCTGATGCACATGTCGGGGTCGGCCGGGTTGGCGGTGGCGCGCATATCCCACACACCGCCCTCGACGACGAGGTCGCCATGCCCGGTGTATCCGCCGAACTGCTGCGTCGCGTCGCCGTTGAGCAGGAACGTGTTCGGGGCTCCGCGGCGGAACACCGCGCCCTGCATGAGGGTGAGCCGTGTACCGCGCCGGATGCGCAGCGGCAGCGTGGCGCACCGGTAGGTGCCCGGCGGGACCAGGACCCACCCGCCGCCCGCGTTGTACGCGGCGTCGAGCGCCGCCTGCACGGCGGGCGCGTCGTCGGCGACGCCGTCCCCCTTGGCGCCGTACGCCTGCGGCGCGTACATGCCCGGTAGCGAGCCGCCATCACCCGTGACCGGCTTGCCGTTCACGGTGAGCGTGTCGACCGCGAGCGCGTCGACATGGCCGTCGCCGTCGACGGTGAACCCGTTCTTCACGGTGAGCCCGCCCGCGGCGGTGAGCGGGCCGGCGACCGTGCCGCCCGCGGCGCGCGAGAGCGCGCCCCGCGCCGCTTCGAGGGCCTCGGTCGGCACCTCGCGGCCCGACTCGAACCAGCGGACCGGCCCCGACAGCCCGTTGTACTCGTATTCGATCGCGGTGATATCTGCGGCCCGGAACGTACGGATCGCGCCGGGCGAGTCGCTGTCGGCCGAGTTGCTGCGCAGCTCGCCGATAGGCGTCGTCCCGTCAGCCTCATACAGGGCCGTAACCGGCTGCCCGGTCCCGGCGACCCGGACGGTCACGGGGTAGTCGGGGATGACGTTTCCGGCGGCGTCGGTGAGCACGGCGGCGCCGTTCCCGCCGTAGGTGTAGAGCGGCATCGGTCCCTCTCAGTCCATCCAGTAATCGCCGGAAATGTCGACCCACGAGGTACCGGCCTCGCCCTGGTACCACCACAGGACGTCGCCGGGCTGCCCGTACGCCGACGCGGTGTTCTTCGCGAGGACTTCGAGGCGCCCCGCGGCGTGCGTCGTCGCACCGCCCATCGAGCACGTGCCCGCCCACGTCCGCAGCCCGGACGGAATGCAGTCCTCCGGCACGCTGCCGAGGTTCACGGCGTTCGGGTTGACGATCAGGGCGCCGTCGCTGCGGGTGATCCGCCCCTTGAGCGACACCCGCACCTCGTCCCGGCGCCGGATGCCGAGCCCGACGTCGCCCACGGTGAACCCGCTCTTGAGCGTGACCGGTCGCCAGTCGGGCAACGGCTGCCACAACGTCAGCCATGTGTTCGCCGTCGCCGAGGACTTGAGCCACGTCGCCCCGTTGGCGGCGACCGCGAGAGTCTGCGCCGGGGCGTCCGACAGCCTGTTGTCGCGGTCCGCCTGGTCGACGACGAGGTGCAGCAGATGAGGGTCGACCGCCTCGGCGAGCTCGGCGATATCGGCCGGCACGGTCGGGCTGTCACCACCTGCGGGCACGGGGAGTTGGGCGTATCCGATGGTCGCCACGCGGGGCGCCTCCTTACGCAGAGAAAGTGATCGTGATCGTGCCGCCGGTGAACGCGGCATAGTCGGTGCGGCCATTGGCGTAGATCGCCAGTCCGCGGGCAGAGCCCGACGCGAGCGCGTTGCGCCACGACGCGGGGAGCGTCGCCGAGCCCTTCGCGCCGACGCTGAGCGAGAGCAGTTCCTCGGGGCCCGAGCCGAGGCTGAGCTGCCCGCCGGGCGCCGAGGTGTAGTCGTGCAGGTACAGGTGCATCGGCCGCTTGGCGTTCACGCCCGTGCCGCGGCGGCGGGTGAAGGCGACGGTCATCTTCGCGACGGTCTTGCCCGCGCACGCGGCCGCGATCTTCGAGCCGTAGAACCAGGCACCGCGCCGGTTGCCGCCGCCGGTCCAATCGCCCTGCGTCGGCGTCGAGGCGTAGTCGTCCGGTCGGCCGCCCCGCCACGAACCCGAGTCGTTCGGGGCGACCTTGACCGCCTTCGGCGCGTGCCCGGCCGGTTCGTCGGGCGGGGTGTCCGACGGGGCGTCGACACGGGCGTACAGCTCGACTTTCCCCTGCGAGGTCTTCCGCATGAACATCGCGGTCACGGCCTGCCACCCGGACCCGGACGGCTCGCCCGTGCCCCACGACACCGCGCGTACGACCTGCACGTCGTGCGCGACGTCGTCGGCGATCTCGCGTATCCGGTCCTCGTCGACGTCCTTCGGGTCGTCGCCGAGCCGCCACATGACGACCGGCTGCGTCCCGGGCCGCATCGCGACCCAGTCGCCCGCCTGCCGGTTGCGATAGGCGTCGGTGCACGGCACGTCGAGGAGCAGCGCGCCGCCATAGTCGACGTTCACCGCGCCCGTGTCCGTGACGTCGACGACCTGCACCGTGACCGTCTTCGAGGCGGCCGCCGTGCTGCGCGCTAGATCCTTGCCGAGTTCTTCGCGAACGCCCATGTCACAGCCTCCGTGCGGCAGTTCGTGTCTGGCAGCTCATCGAGGCGGCGCCGAGCTTCCGCGAGACCGAGTCGATGATGTGGCGCTGCCACACGTCGGGGTCGACCTCGACCTCGACGACGTCGCCGGGCTCGATCCCGGGATGGCTGTACGCGTCGAACGTGAGCGAGCTCTGCACGCCGAGGCTGTCGGCGAGCTTGGCCTCACCGACGGTCTGCGCCTGCGCCGCGCCGGTGATGAGCGCCGACGAGTACCGCTCGACGCGCAGCCGCACGCCGTGCAGCCCGAGCCGCTGCGGCGCGAGCGGGTCGTTCACCGGGTCCGGCCCGGCGTACGTCAGCGAGTTCGGGTTGTCGTCCCACACCGCGACCGGCCCGACGGCCGGTTGCCCGTCGCCGGAATCTCCCGAGATCACCCAGCAGTTCACGAGCCCCTCGGCGGACTGCTCGCGCGCCGGGTAGGCCCGTCCCTGCCCGTACGGCAGCCGCCACACGACCGGGTCGTCGATCGTCGGAACCGGGGCGAACGTGATGATGCCGCGGGCGTCGGCGTATACCTCGGCGCCGAGGGCCGGCGCGATGCCGGTCGAGATGCCCGAGCTGTCCGTGCCGCCGCTGATCGCCTGCCACCGGTCCTCGTCGACCAGGAACGCGGGCACTCGCGCGTCGGCGTCGACCCGCGGTCGCCACGACACGGCGGCCTGCGGCAGGGCCTCGGCGACCAGGGTCGCCGCGATGGCGCGGGCGCTGTCGGACTCGACCGACCTCGCGACCGGCAGCGACGCCCCGCGAATCACGTCTTCGAGGCCGAGCAGGGTCACCGACGCCGCGGTGCGGCCCTCGCGTACCTGATCGACGACGTACCACCCTGCGGGCACCCAATACGTGTCGCTGCGCGGGGGCGCGATTCCCTCCCACAGCCGTACGTGTGTCGCGGCGACGTTCACGCCGTCGCGGCCGGTCGGTACGCCGATCAGGTCGGCAGAGCCCGACCAGCGGCATTCCGCGGTGCGGTCGGGCTTCACCTCGGCCGAGGCGACCTTGCACTGCTGCCACGTCTGCCCACCGTCGTTGGACCACTCGGCCCGCGTGGTGCGCCGCGTCGCCTTCGGCAGCGCTGCGAGCACCTGCGGCGGTAGGCGCATCATCAGGTGACCCCGTCGGTCGACAGCGCCGCGTACGACGGGTACGAGGCGGCGACGCTGTCGTACGTGTCGAAGCGGTCCGCGACGGCGTCGTACGACCACCCGGGCATGCGCATCGGCTGCCGTGCGGTGTCGGGCCGCTCGATCGGCTCGATCGTCCATCCGAACTGGTAGCCCTCGGACGAGCCGAGCTTGCCCGTCGGTGTCGGTCCGGTGATATCGGCCGGGACATGGAAGGCGTCGGGGGACCGGTAGCCGGGCCGCACCTGCGCGAGCAGCACCCCGGAGCGCAGCAGCGCGCGGACCTGGTCGACACGTTCGGGCGGAACGTCGACCTTGATCTGCACGGTCTCGGCGCCGTGCTCGTCGAAGGCGACGACCCGGTACGGGCTGCCCTCGACGTCGAGCGCATCCTGCCTGCCCGCCGCGGTCGGCCCGGACCACTCGACGACCATGACGCGCAGGGACAGCCCCGGCTCGTCGACGCTCTTGACCCACAGGTCGAGGTCGTCGCCCGCGGCCGGTGCCGGCACCGTGACCGACAGGCTCGACGACGGGCCCTCGGTGCCGTCGTCGTAGACCGGCGTCGCGGTGTAGATCACGGCGACGCCGAGTGGTGCCTCGTGGTCGTAGGCGGTGCCGATGCCTTCGACGGCCCACGCTGCGTCGCCCGAGCGCACCGGCACCGGGGCCGACGCGCGCGGGTCCTGTCGCACGATCCGCACCTTGCGGATATCGGCGACCCGCGGCGCGGCGGGGGCGGTCGTCGCGTTGTACGACAGCACCACCCCCGCCCACTGCGCGTCGACCAGGGCGGCGAACCACCCGTCGGGCGAGGTGACCCGCTCCGGCGGCGTCACCTGCGGCGCCGTCGGGTCGACGATCATCGGCATCGGGTTACCTCCCCTTCACGCCCGCGCGGCTGCGCTGCCGGGCGGTGGTCAGACCCGCGTCGACGCGGGTGTCGACGTAGGCGTCGAGCTGTGTGCCGTCGGCGAGTACGAGCGCGAGCTGCTGCCCCTCGGTCAGACCGGCCGGGGCCGTCTGCTGACCGGCGGCGACCGGGGCGACTGCCGCGGCCGTGCTGCGCAGCGCCGCGGCGTCGAGCTGCGAGAGCGTCGCCCGGATACCGCCGACCCGGGCGGCGCCGATCTCGTCGGCGAGCCGGGCCGTTGACAAGGTGAGCGCCTGCATGCCGCCGAGCGACGAGCGGCTGTCGAAGATGCGCGAGCCGCCGCCGAACTGGAGCAGCTCGGGGCCCCGTTCGCCGACCCACGCGACCTCGCCCGGCCGCGGCCGCCCGCCCGAGGCGTAGCCGCCCGGCCGGTTGTACGCCCGCGACAGCGAGCCGTACCTCGACATGGCGTAGCGCATGCTCGCGTAGATGTTGGCCAACGGGTCCCAGATGCCCCGGCCGCGCAGCCTGCCCGCGTACGCGGCGAAGGTCGGCGGGATCACCTGCATGAGGCCCCTACTCGCGACCCCGTTGCGGGCGTTGATGTCCCAATTGTTGATCGCGCGGGGGTTGCCGCCGCTCTCCTGATTCATGCGGCGCAGCACGGTCGGCAGCAGACTCGCGGGCTGCCCAACCATCTTGAGCGCCGCGAGCACGACGGACGACCAGCGCTTGACGCCCGAGCCGCCGATGCTGCCCCCGCCGCCGAAGTCGAACGCCGACTTGGCCGCGTTGACGACCTTGTCCTTCAACCCCGTGAGCATCTTGAGCGGGATCTTCCCGGCGACCTGCGCCCACTTCGATTGCCCGATCGCCGCGATCTTCTTCCGGATGAACCCGGTCGCCTTGTCCCACAGCCTCCCGGGGTTCGAGAGGAAGTCGACGCCGTCCATTACGACGCCGCCGACCTTCTTCGCCTTGTCGACGGTCCAGTCGACCGCCGACGAGCCCCACCCCTTGAGCGTGTCGACAACGCCGCCGCCCGCGAAGCGCTGCACCGGCAACTCGCCTGTCTCGTTCATGTAGTTGAGCGCACTGAACCCGATCTTCCGGGCGCTGCTGCGCTTCACGACGAACTCGTCGGCCATCATGAGCGCGGGGATCGAGTCCCTGCCCGGGGTGCCGCCGCGGGTGCGGCCGCCGTCGGCGAGCAGCTTCGGCGCCTTCGGCAGCTTGCCGAGGCCGACGAACCCGGCGACCTTGTCCCAAACGGCCTTGATGCCCTTGGTGTAGACGAATTCGATGATGAAGTTCACCGGCTTCGCCGCGATCTTCGAGACCTGCGACCATGCCTTGCTGATCGCGTCTCGCGCGGTGCGGAACGCCCCGCCGAAGAGTGAGACGCCGCGCTTCCCGGCGTCGAACACCGGCTTGAGCGCCTTGTTCCACAGCCACGAACCGGCCGCGCCGATCCCGCGGAACGCCGGTTGAACGGCGTTACGGTACAGCCACGTTGCGACCGAGCCGACCGCGCGAATCCCGGCCTTGATCAAGTTGAAATAGACCTTGACCCCGGCCCACCACCACGAGGCGACAGAAACGATTCCCCTGAACGCCGGTTGGATCGCGTTGCGGTACAGCCACATCGCGACCGCGCCGACCGCCTGCACGCCGGCCTTCGCGAGCCCGAAGTACACCTTCACGCCCGCCCACCACCACGAGGCGAGCGCGACGATCCCGCGGAACGCTGGGCCGATCGCGTTGTTCCACAGCCACCCCGCGACCGCGCCGAGTGCCTTGAACGCGAGGACGATCGGCGTCACGACGGCGACGACGACCACCGCGAAGAGCACCTTCGCGGCCGTGCCGATGAACCCGAACACGGGCGACAGCACCGTCGACCAGAGCCACGAGGCGGCCGAGCCGACGGCCTGTAGCCCGGCCCAAATGCCGTCGAGCGCGGGCTTAAGGAAGCCGGTCCACGCAACCGTGGCGGCCGTTTGGATGGCCTGCCACGCGCCTTGAACGATCGCCCGGAACGTCTCGCTCTTCTGGTAGGCGACGACCAGGGCGGCGCCGAGCGCGAGAATCCCGACGATGATCAAGCCGACGGGGTTCGCCGACATGACCGCGTTCAAGATGCCCTGCGCGACCGCCCAACCGCGCGTGACCGCGGTCGTCGCGAGGATGATGCCGCGGTACACCGTGAACGCGGCGGTCATGCCCCATGTGGCGATCGTGGACGCACCGGCCACGACGGCGATGCCGCCGATCGCGATGCCGACCGGCAGCAGCCACGCCCCGTAGTCCTTGATCCACTGGGCCCCGCCGGCGAACGCCGAACCGGTGGCCTTGACCGCGGGCACGAGGACGTCGACGAGCTCGCCGCCGACGACCTTCGCGGGCGGCAGCACGTAGTCGTTGAGGAACCCGCCGAACGCCGACAGCGCCGGTAGCGCGTACTTGTCCGCGAAGTTGGCGAGCCCCTGCAACGCCTGCCGCTTGAACACCTCGATGTTCTGCGACGCCGTGTTGTGCAGGGTCTTGCCCATCTTGTCGGCGGCGCCGCCGACTTGGCCGAGCGCGGCCGTCGCCTTGCTCGGGTCCATCGAGAACAACGCGTCGCCGAGGTCTTCGGCCTGCGTTCCGAACAGTGCGACCGCGGCCTGCCCGCGCTTCACGGGGTCCTCGATCCCGCGCAGCTTGTCGAGGGTGAGGTCGAGCGCGGACGACGCCGAGGTGCCGCCCTTGCCGATCTTCGCGGCCATGTCGGACGCCGACAGCCCGAGCATCTTGAACCCGTCGGCGGTCGTCGTGCTGCCGTCGACCGCCCTGATCGAGAACTCTTTCAGCGCGTCGGCGGCGACGTCGCTGTCGCGTGCACCGGCCTTGATCGCCTGCGAGACGAGGCCGAGGGCCTGTGACCCGTCGAGCCCGAGCTTCCGGAACTGCGTCCCGTACTCATTGACCGTGTCGGCGAGGTCCCCGGCCTTGTCGGCGCCCGACTGGTAGCCGCGGGTCAGCAGATCGAACGCGCCCTTCGCGTCCTTCGCCATGCCCGTACGGATCATCTGACCCGCAGCGCGCGCCGAGTCGGAGACGTCGACGCCGAACGTCTCGGACAGGTTGAGCGCGGCCTTCGACAGCCCGGCGAGATCCTTCTTCGGGGCGTTGACCGCCGCGACGCCGTTCTGCGCGAGCGCCCTCAACGCGTCGTTGACCTGATCGACGCTCTCGCCGTAGCCCTTCGCGTAGACCGAGCCCGCGACCTTGCCGAGCCGCGCCGACTGCTGCTCGTTGAGACCGAGCTGCGCCGCCAACTTGGCGTTGCTCTTGTCCTGTTCGACGGCCTTCGAGAACCCGGCGGCGAACAGCGCCCCGGCGCCCGCAGCGAGTCCCACGACCCCCGCCTTGAGGACCCCGCCCATGCCGCCGAGGAAGCCCTGCCCCGACGACCGCCCCGCGGCCTGCCCGGCGCGGGCCGTCTGGCCTGAGAGCTGCTGATCGAGCAGTCGGCCGAACCCGCGCATCTCGGGAACGATGGACACGTACCCGACGCCGACCTCGACCGGCACGACGGATCACCCCTTTCCGGGGAGTACCTGCGAGGTGATGCGGTCGTACGCCGCTCGCGCCTTCGCTCTCTTCTCTTGTGCTGCGGCCTCGGCCTCGTCGGGCAGCGGGTCGCCCGGCCGCCACCCGGGCTCGGGCATCGGGGCTGCCGGTTTCTTGGGGTCGCGGTGGGCGTTCGCGAACTGCGTTACGAGCAGCGCGAGCAGATCGACCGTGTCGGCGGCCGCGTAGTCGACGTGCGACCAGTGGTGCCCGGCGTGCGCGCGGCCGGTCGCCGAGTCGGGCGGCAGCGCCTCGACCAGGACCCGCAGCAGCCGCAGCGTGATCTCGCCGCGCCAGAAAGCGGCGAGCGGGCCGCCCGGTCCGTGGGCGTGCCCGTAGTACCTGATCAGGTCCGCCTCGACGGCCTCGGGGTGATCGCCGAGGACGTCGAGCACGGTGTAAACGGCGTCGGCCGGTTCCTCGTCGGCCGCCTCGCCGCCTACCTCTTCGTAGGGCGGTGCTTGTTGAGCGTCTCCTGCATCTCAGAGCGGGCCGCGACGTAGACCAGGACGAGCCCGTTCGCGTCGCCGCCGGACTTCACGAACTCCGACCACTGATCGCCGAGCAGGATGCGCGCCCGATGCTCGTCGCCGTCCGCAGCGTCGATCTCCTTCGCGAGCGAGTCGGCGGTGAACAGCGGGTGCGGGAACGTGTACGTCTTGCCGTCATCGGTCTCGACCTCGACGAGCTCGCCGCCGACCGCCTCGGCGTAACTCGCCTTGACGGCCGACAGCTTGTAACGGGCCTTGCCGGGCTTCGACATGATCGTGCCTTTCTCGGGTGAGCTGCGGGTGAGCAGTCGAGGGCGAGGGGCGGTCGGGGCTCACCCAGAACCGCCGCCCCCCGCCCGATCAGGGGGCGGGGGTTCAGCCCTCGGCCGGCGGCGTCGTCGGGGCGAGCGCACGCCACCCGGGCCCGTCGACCCAGTTGCGGCACGAGGTGTTCAGCGCGGAGTCGCGGAACGCGTTGAACGTCACGGGGCGCTGCGTCTCCGTCGAGCGGGCCCACTGCTCGTCGTCGCGCGAGGTGAGCCGGGCGCGCGGGAAGAACTTCACGATGTAGATCTCTTCACCGGCGTCGCTGTAGTCGAGGCCGATGAACAGCAGCCGCCGGTAAGGGTTCTTCGGCGTCGCGGCCCGGTCCCACTGCCACGCGGTCCCGACGGCCGGCAGCGCGCCCGTGCCCGACAGCGGCAGCCCCTCGAACAGTGCGACGGTCGCCTGATTCGTTTCCTGCGGCGCGAACTGCGCGCTCAGCACGTCCGATTCGACGTCCGACCGTGTCGGCTCGACCGACTGCGACGAGGTGACGTCGGCCATCGAGAGATCACCGGTGTACGTAATGCCGTCGTCCGTGGTGTAGCCGACCGGCACGTACTCGCTCGGGATCGCGACGAGCGCGCCGTCGGTGCCGACAGGCGATTCGATCGCGGGGGCGGTGTAGTCCGCGGCGAACACGGCCTGCATGAGCTGCTTACGGATGTACTCGTTGTGAAGCCCCGCTTCGAGCGACACCGGGGTCGGTGTGGACATGAGTCCTCCATGAAGAAACCCCGGCCGCGCGCGGTCCGGGGTGTGTGGTCACTGGGGAGGGTGAGCCCCGAATCAGGCGAGGCTCTTGCCTCGCAGCGCGATCTCGACGGCGAGCGCGACCCGGTCCTGCCCCGACGTCGCGTCGGGCAGGGTGTTCGGCCCGCCGACCTCGGCGACGTCGTACGCGGCCGCGCCGCGCCAACCGGGGATCGCGAGCAGCAGCGCCCGCACGAGCTGTGCGAGATCGTGCGCGTCTTCCTCGCTCGCGCCCCAACAGTGGACGTCCAGACGCGGCCGGTCGGTGACGCGGTCAAGCCGCAGGCCGCCGATCCGCTCGATCCGCACGAACCGCGCGGGACGCGGCGACGGCACCCGAGTGCCGACCGGCACCCGCACCTCGCGGTCGACGAGCTGCTCGCGCAGGTACGTGCAGACGAGCGCCGCAGCGTCCGGAAAGACGATCGGCGCCGCCATCACTCGGCGCCCCGCGCCGCGTCGAGTGCGCGCAGCAGTGCCCGCCGCGACACCTCCGGATACGGGGTCGAGTAGTCACCGATCACGGCGCCGCGGGCCCGCTTGTCGCCGGTCTCGACGTCCGTGCGGAACTGCCCGCCCCATCCGTCCGACCTCGCGGCAGCGGACGCCGCAGACTCGGCGGCGCGGGTCTTCCGCTCGATCAAGGCGTGCGTCGCGGGCGTCTTGAGGAACCCGGCGATGTTCCGCCGGTTCGGCCGGAACGAGGGCCGTGCCATGGTCACCCCTCCACTACTCGCAGCCGGATCTCGTAGTGATGCAGCTCGGTCGGGGCGTACGCCGGGCCCGCCGGTCCGATCACCTCGAACACGGCGCCCTGCCAGTGCACGCGGTCCTCGCCGTGCACCGTGAGCGGGCGGCCGTCGACGTCGACGGGGTTGCAGAGCAAGAGCCATTCGCCGATCTGCGCGTTCCGCTGGTCGGTCTCCTCGGCCCCGGTGTTCTGCTGCAACCACGCCCGGACCGGCGCGCGCGTCGAGGCCGACCAGTCGTCGACCTCGTTGCCGTACCGGTCCGTCCGCCGGCCCGGGTGCTCGACCTCGACGAGGTGCGGCAGCAGATCGGCCCCGATCACAGCCGCCCCCGGGCCCAGCCGAGCGGCTGCCAGTCGCACGGGTCGGGCCGCCACCCGGGCAGCCCCTCGTCGCGGCCGCCGAGGGTGTACGCGGCGTCGGCGTCCGGATAGGTGTTGTCCTCGGGCTGCAACATGCCGATCTCGTCCTCGGTGAGGTAGAGACCGCCGTTCTCGCCGAGCGTCTCGGAATACTGGCCGATCGTGCGCTGCCGGTAACCGCCCGGGTTCGCCATGACCCGGCGGACGACGGCGACCGCGATCGCCTTCGTCGTGGCCGGGTCCGGCGTGAACCCGGCCGGAATGTGCCGCCGCATGAGCGCCGACGCGTCTGCGAGGTACGCCTCGACCTGCGAGCGCTGCGGCTCGACGAGCGTGATACCCGCGCGGGCCTCGTAGTCCTCGACCGTCGCGAACGGCGGCGGGGGCGTCGGCGTACCCATGGCTGCTACACCTCCGGGTCGATGACACCGGCCGCCTCGCACGCGGCGATCACGTCCTCGCGGGTGGCGTCCGCGGGCACTTCGACGTCGTGCTGCTCGGCGAACCGGCGCCACGCTTCGGCGCCGGACCCGCGGCCCGAGCGAGGCGGCGCCTCGCTCGGGGCCGGCGCCTGGTCGCCGAGCTGCTGCTCGCCGCCGTCGCCCTGGTCGTCGCCGGTCGCCCACGCATGGGCGCCGATCCGGCGCGCGGCCTCGGGCGGCACGTCGTCGCCGGGACCGTAGACAGCCCCGGCGACGTGCACGTACGCGATCAGGCGCCGGGCGGTCATGCGAGTACCTGCGCCTTGAACGTGAGGTTCGGCTCGGCCAGAATCGGCAGGCCGATCGCTGCGGCGTGCGTCCACAGCCGGATCGGGTCCTTCGACTTGTACGCCGCCGACACGATGCCGGGCTGCTCGTCCCCGACGAGCTCGTACTCAGCTTCGAGCGCCTCGGCAGTCGTGCCGAGGAGCGTTGCGCCGAGCTCGGTCGGCTGCGCTGCGGTCGTCGCGCCCGGCTCGGGCAGCAGCGCGACCGCGTTCGCCGGGGTGATCCGGGTCGAGACGCCCTCGACCTTGACCTTCGCATCGTAGATCTCGATCGGCGGCAGCTCCGCCGCGGTGAGCACAGTCGACACCTGATCGGCGTTGACGATCGGCGTAGAGCCTGCGGGCGCCAGCGGGTAGACCTGCCGCTGTACCTGGTCGCACTGCCTCATGTTGTTGAGCACCTGCCGCGACATGAGGATGACGGCCGGCGCGACGCCGTTCGTATCGATGTACGTCTGCACCCACATTTCGAGATCGTCGATCGGCGTCGCGTTCTCGTGATCCGACCACAGCACCGCGGCGACGACCGAGTGCTCGGGCGACCGGCCGAAGTCGACCGTCTGCTGCAACTCAGGAATCGGGGCCTGTGCGTTGACGAGGGCCTGCCCCCGCCCGACCTCGAAGCGAGCGCCGATGTTGCGGGCGAGACGCTGCGCGTCACGAGCGATGAACGGCAGTGCGTCGTCGCGGGTGAGCTTCCGCAGCCGCAGCCGGTCGTACTCGTTGAGCAGAATCTTCTCGGAGATCGGAGGCAGTTCGCCCATCACCTTGGCGAGCCCCTCGCGGCGGCCGATCTTCGATTCGGCGTCCCACGAGCGGTATGAGGCAGTCTCGGCCAGACCGCCACCACCCTTGGTGAATTCGTACGCGATGTCGTCGACCTCGACGTTCGGCAGCCACCGCGACAGCGTGAAGCGGTTCACCTGGAGATCGGCGAGTGCGGCCCGGATAAGGCCCGTGAGCTCGGTCGGCTCGATGAACTCGGTGTCGAGAGTCCAGCTCATGTCAGCAATTCCTCTCAGACGAACCGGATCGAACCGGCGACGGCCTCACGGCCTGCGGCGTCGACAGGGACGGGCAGCCTCGACTCGCGCACCTTGCCGTGCGTGAGCAGCGCGGCCGCAGGGTCGAGGGTGTTGTCGGCGGGGGCCTTGACCGCGGCGAACAGGAACCCGACGAGCGTGCCGCGGCCGTCCTCGGCCGCCGCGTCGTACGGGCCGTACTTGCCGCCGGCCGTGATCCGGCCGAGCGGGATACCCGACTTGAAGTACCCATCCGGGTAGTGCGTCGCCGGGGTGAACGTGCTGGTGTCGAGTGCGATCGTCTCGGTCGAGTCCGTGCCGTGCGCGGACCCGAGCCACGACTGATCGTCAGACCCGAACTGCTCTGTGGTCTGAGCAAGGATCATGATCAATTCCTTCGTGTGGTCAGCTCTTGTCGGCGCCCTTGCCGAGCAGCTCGCGGTACAGATCGCGGCCAGCGGCCACGCCTCCGCCCGCTCCCTTGCCGCTGCCCTTGCGGGCGCCTTGGTCGAATCCGCGACCACGGCGGCGGCGCGTGTCGCGTCCGGCCTCGCGGTCGTCGTCCTCGTCGTTCTTGTCCGTGCCGGACTTCGGGGCGAGCCGGTCGACGAGCTCGGCGATCGCGTCGTCGTCGACGTCGCCGGTCTCTTCGTCGACGTACTTGCGCAGGTTGACGTCGTCGGCGACCGCCTTCGGGTCGGCGAGCCGGTCCTTCGCGGCCGCCAGGAACGCCGAGCGAGCGACGCGTTCGCCGGCCTTCGTGCGTTCCTCGGCGCGGGCCGCCGCGACCGCCTCGTCGACGCGCTTCTCGACGTCCGACATGCCCTCGCGCTTGAGCTTCGCGAGCTCCTTCGCCGAGCCCGCGTTCGCCTTCGCCCTCGCCTCGTGCTTCTTGGCGAGCGCCCGCCACTTCTCCGCCTCGGCCTTGTGGTCGACCGTGTCGCCCCCGTCGCCGTCGGCGTCGTCGTCCTGGTCGCCGTCGTCGTCCCTGTCGGACTCGTCGCCGTCCTGGTCGCCGCCGTCGCCGTCCTCGGCGCCGCCGAGGATCGGCCACACCGGGTACAGCTCGGTCGGGTCCTCGCCGGGCCGCGGCTTGCGCCAGCCGAGGGCGAGCTGCCCGGTCCGGGCATGGCGGGGCAGAGTGCGCGTGCGCATGGTGGTGTCTCCCGTGTCGGGTCGGGGTGAGCTATGGGGGTGCGCCGTGTCGGCGCCCGGGGTCACGACGAGACGTCGCTCGGCCCCGTGAACTCGTGCCGGCGGACGGCGAGCAGCGGCCCGTACTCGCCGTGCTCGCGGGTGATGATCACCTGCCGGTAATCCGGGGTGCGGCCGCCAGTGTCGGACTGCCCGACGGTCTTCGCGACGGCGTCGTGCGCCTCGCGCAGCAACCGCTCGTCGATGATCTGCCCGGGGTCCTTGTTGCCGACGATCGGCTCGGGCTTGCAGTTGCAGCCCGGGTGAATCGGCATGAGGTTCTCGACCCGGTACCGCTGCGTCGAGGCGATCGTGCACAGCGCGCAGTTCCCCGGGCCGCGCAGCGCACGCCGGAAGTACCGGGCGCCGCCGCGCTGCATGGACTGCCGGGCCGCGTGCGTCCGCGCGAGCTGCATGTCGGTCTCGGTGATCGACAGCAGCCGCGTACGCCCCTCGTCGACCGCCTGCGCGTACGCCTTGCCCTGGCTAAGCGCCGTCCACGTGGTGACGAACGGGCGCCGGTAGACCTCGGCCGGGTCGACGCCGCGCAGCGCCTCGTCGAGGGCGACGCCGGTCGGCGCGGCCGCGCCGCCGAGCATGTCGGCGATCATCGCGGACAGGTACGCGTCAGTGATCTGTCCCATCTGCGCCTGAGCGGCGAGGACGGTCGGCAGCACGTGCTCGACGAACACCGCGGCGTCGGCGTCGCGGTAGCCGCCGAGGCTGTCGAACGCGTCGAGCACGAACTGCACGACCCGGTTGCGCAGCGACGTCGACAGCGCGTCGTACCGATCGCTGAGCGCGTTCTGCAACGCCTCACCCATCGGTCGCCCCGGAGTCGTCCGGCAGGTTGCCGGCCGTCGGCACCGTGGGCGCGGGCAGCAGCGACGCGGCGAGCAGCTTCTCGGACGCCGACGCCGCCGCGATGCGCTGCACGCGCTGCGGCGTCTCGCCCATGTCCTCGGCGATCACCGCGAGCGGGTAGCCGATGCTCGCCAACTTCGTTGCGGCGTCTGCCTGTACGGCCGGGCTGAGGTACTGCGGGTTCTGCCACCGCACGGTGGCCTCGGTGTAGTCCTCGGGCACACCGGCCTGCGCTGCGGCGAGGCTCATCACGTCTTCGAGTCCTTCGCCGAACGCCGCGATGTGCTCGCGGCACTTCGCGACGTGCATGAGGTCGAGCGCGCTCACGGTGTCGGCACTGATGTTGATCAGGTCCCCCGCGTAGTAGTACGCGGGGGTCTGCGACACGATCAGCATGTCGCGGACGTCGGCGGCGTGTTCATCGAGGAACGGCCGCAGGTCGGTCGCGTCTAGCTGCCCGAACTGCGCGTTCTCGCCCTCACTGGCCCACACGGTGTTAGGGCCGGGCGTGAACGGCTGCTCAACGACCGTGAGGCCGGTTGCCGGGTCGGTGCGCTTCGCGAACTTGTGACCCTTGATCCACTTCTGCCGGAACCCGGAGTACCGCGACGCGGCCATGCGGTTCAAGATCCCCATGTTGACGCGGTCCTGAATGTCCAGCACGCCCGCGAACTCCGGCTCGGGGTCCTCGCCCAAGTCCGGCATACGCGCGAACTCGACCAACGGCAGACCGCCGAGGTCGTGCGGCTCGCCCTCGTCGCTGTCGCCGACGTACACCCACGAGTCGGGCCCCCACGGCAGGCGGCCGCTCGTGCGCTCGCGCGTCCGGTACGGAAACGACCGGTCGTCGTACAGCACCCGGGCATACCCGTAGCCGTCGACGTCGTTGTGAAACGCCTTGAGCCCGACGTACGGCTCGCCGGTCTCCGGGTCGTACTCGACGATGCACTCGCGCGGGTGCTCCGGCGTGATCAGCGGTGACGGCCGGCCGTTGTCCTCGACCCGGGTCGGGTGCGGGCCGACGAGCATGTACCCCGCCGACTGCCCCATCGCGACCCGCCATACGAGCTTTTGCCGCGAGTCCAGCCGGTTCGCCTGCCACCACCGCGACGCCGCCGCATCCGGCTCGCCGTCCGGGCCGGTCACGCCGAGCGCGCGCAGCCGATGAACCGTGGCGCCGACGATCATGCCGCAGAAGTTCGTGCGGCTCTTCCGCTGGAAGTCGATGAACGCCGCCTCGGCGTTCTTCGGCAACTGGGGAAGATCGGGCCGCCCGCGGTAGTACCGCCACCACTCGTCGAGCTGTCCCTGCCGCTTGCGCAGCTTCCGGCCGAGCCGCAACAGCCACCAGTCCGGCGAGTCCGGGGTGTCGTCGAGCACGTCGTCGCCCCCTTCCCGGGCTCGTCAGAAGGTGCCGCCCCACATCTCGGGCTCTTCGATCTCGACGCCGGCCGCGATCGCGTCGAGGCGGCACTGCCACGCCAGTACGGCGGCGACCGCGGCGTCGATCTTCTTCGCCGAGTCCGGGTGTTCCTTCGTGATCTGTAGACCCGAACGCGTCTTGCGGCGCCGGGCGTTGAGCAGATGCCGCACGAGCGCCGACGCTCCGTCGTGCGTCAACTCGCCCTCGGTCAAAGCGGTGTGGAACTTCTCCAGCGCCCGGACGATCAGCACGGACCGGCCGCCGGTCATCCACCACTCGATGGGGTGTGCCCTGGTGGCCTGCACCTTGAGCCGCCGCCCGTACGCCGCTTCCCAGTCCGCGACGTGGCTTTCCCACTTCGCGGGGTCGGCGTACATGCCGACGACGTCGTACCGGTCGAACGCTTCGTGCACCGTGGCGAGCACCTCGACGACCGGCACCTGCCAGTCACGACCGGCGGCGCCGTCGGGCTGCTCCCACACGCCGATGGGGAACACATGCCCGTCGGACAGTCGGCACCCGACAAGCGCGGTCGCGTCGGTGACCTTGCGGTTCCGGCGCCGCGACCCGTCGAACCCGAGCACGATGCGCTCGCCCGGCTCGACGACCTTGCCGAGGTCGGACGCCGCGCGCACCTCGGGCTCGCTCAACCAGCTATCGGCGGCGTGCGTGATCTGGTTCAAGTAGTCGGCCCGCAGCTCTTGCGGGTCGTTCGAGGTGTCCCAGAAATCCGCGGCGAGCCGCTCGATCGGCGACCACCCCGGCGCGCACGGCGGGTCGTGCAGCACGCACCCGTCGGGGTGATCCGAGCTGTCTCCGTACGCGACCCGCAGCCCGTATACGAGCGACTGCTCGTCGGTCATGTCGGTGTCGGCCGGCGCTTCGCGGTGGTCGTACAGCAGACCCGAGCCGCGCGACCGGCCCTCTCGAATGGCTTTCCAGTCGGCCGCGGACTGCTCGGCGACGCTGTCCTCGCCCGGCGTGAACGCGTTAGGCGTCTCGATCAGGCTGCCGCCGATCTTGCCCGCGTTGAACCGCATGGTCTTCGCGAGCTTCCGACCGCCGTTCGCGGGCAGCCAATCCTCGGTTTGGTCGAGGCTCGCGAAGCACGCTTTCGCGCCCTTCGCCGAGGTCGCCGAGGCAGTGATCGGCTCGATCTTCCCGCGCCGCAGATAGACGACCGTGTCGAGCGGTTCGAGCCCGTACTCGTCGAGCACCGGGCCCGAGCGCGCCATTTCGAGCAGCGGCATCCAACTGTTCTCGGTCTGTTTCTCCGTCGCCGCGGCGAGCTGCACGAGCGGCGTACGGACCCGGTCCCACCCCATGCCGACCGGCTCGCCGTCGGCGTCCCAACCGTTGGGGACGACGGGGCCGCACGCCTCGGCGAGCGCGATCGCAGACACGAACGGGGACTTCCCCCACCCGCGCGGCCGGCTGATCACGCCGCGCCGGACGATCCGGCGGCCCGTGATCGGGTTGAGCTCGTAGTACCGCAGCACGAACTCGGCCATCTCGGCGGTAGGCACGTACGGCTCGTACTCGGCCCGGTCCGGCGCCGCCAGGAACGCGGTCATCCAATCGAGCACCTGCCACCCGAGGGTGGGCAGCTCGCCCTCGTACTCAGGACCCCGCCACGGCATGACGGACCCCCGAACTACTCACCCGAGCCCGTGCCGGTCTTCCCGCCGGGCAGCGACCGCAGTTGGCCGTAACGTTCCTTCGCCGACGGCCCGCCGGACGCGCCGCGGCCCTCGTCGGCGCCGTCCGCCTCGGCGAAAACCATCCTGAGCCGGGCCCGGTCCGCCGGCGTCGCGCCGAACGCAGCGACGCGCAGCCGCAGCTCGGCGGCCGCGGACAGCTCGCCCGACCACAGCCGCGCGTGAATCAGGGCCGTGTCGAGTAGGTACTGCCAGTCGGACGAGCCGAAGTGATCGGACTGCGGCGAGTCGATCCACATGCGCCACCACTCGCGGGTGCGCTCGGGCCACACGAACTCGCGCAGCTCGCCGTCGCGCTCGATCCGGAACTCGGGCAGCTCGGGCGCCTCGGCCCGCTCCCACCGCAAGACGGTCTGCGGGAT